CTGAATATAAGAACCAATGTCACTTTGACAATAAACAGCCGAGTACTAAGGTATTCAAATTCTGAAAGGTAGGCTGCCAATGAAAAAGCTCATTGCAATTAGTGCGTTAGCACTAGTGATGATTACAGGAACCAAACCCCCGTTTGGAACCTCCGCCCAAGCAAGTGCGACGGTGGACCAAGCAACACAAGCAACACAAATAACACAAGTAAGAACTGCTCCAGGGCCAAAGGTTAGTGGCATCGTAAAGATGGAAGCTACTTTGGCTGGTCCCGTAAAGGTATCGGCCGTAAAGGCTGGACCAATCATTGAGACCGGAGAGCCTGTAATGGGTTCAATGGAATGGATGGCTAGGGAAAAAGCAGAAAAAGATAAGATTCAGTCAGACGCTGCCTCCACTCAGGAGAAGCTAGAAGCGGAGATTGCTCGACTAGAGCGTATCGCCGAAGACACTAAAGAACTGAATCAAGCGGTAGTACTAGTGAAGAAGCAGGTCGGTAAGACCTGGTACGCATTCAGTGGATCCACTCCAGATGGCTGGGACTGTTCAGGTCTCGTTCTCTGGATGTACGGAAAGATTGGATATAACCTAGAGCACCGTGCCTCCCTGCAGAAGAACTCGGGAGAGTTGGTCGAGGAACCAAAAATCGGAGACATAGTAGCCTTTACATACAAGGGCTCTAAATCCGCATACCACGTGGGTATCTACGTGGGACCAAATGAGATGATACACGCTGGCGGGAAACGAGGAGATAGGACAGAAATTGTGTCCATCGGCCAGTGGGCAAAAGGCAATGGCAACACCGTTGTAACATACACTCGTGTGATTGAGACTAATAACTAGGAAGTTATAAGTTGAAGAACCCCTCCTGCTACTTGGGAGGGGTTTTTCGCTCCCTAATTAGGCCAGCAATCTGGGGTAGAATAAGACCTATGAATTCCTTTAGCATTGCCGCCTATGCGCTAGTTGTAGCGTTCCTCGGGCTGTTCATGCTTGTTATAAATAGGAAAGATAAATAGTAGTGGACGCCCTAACCTTAGTTCCTATCCTGATTATTGCCTGTACTGGCTTCGTGGTTATTGCACTAGGGATGTGGAGTGAGTCTAAAGCCGCTCGTAGGAGTTGGATTTGGAAAGAGCGACAAGAAATAATAAACGCCATTATGAATATAAAACCCCTGTCTAGTAGTCCAGACGTGCGGGACACCAAAAACCAAATAATAGACGCCATTACCAAAAGGAGCCTCTGATGACAGAGCACCGGATTAAATCGTATGACGAAGGTAAGCAAGACGCCCGTAAGGAAATCTTGGACTGGATTAAAGAGAACCGTAGCTTTATTGAGTTCGATGCCGGAGATGGTATCTACCGCGATCACTTCACTTCCAACGACTTGATTGCGTACATAGATAGTAAAAAGTAATGGACGCCCCTATCAAAGTAGCTCCTAACTTCATAACGGAGTCAGACTGTAAAGTCCTAATGGATTACATTGATTTGATTGAGGGAACGCTGGGGGATAAGTTCGTATCTTGGCAGGAAGGTAGAAGGGTTGCCCTGCAGTTCGGGGAAGACTTGTACCACTCTGGTACTTCCTATCCGACCCTAGAGATTCTAGGTAAAGATAAACAGATAGTCGAGCGTCACTTCGAGCGAATTATTGATCGAGCTAAAGAGCTATTCGATGTGGCCGGGGATTTATATATGTCATCGTTCTGGATTGCAAAGCAATATCCGGATGCAATAGTAGACAGTCACGAGGATACCGACGGTGGGTTCAACACTCACTTTAGGTACAGCGGTGTCTTGTACTTGAACAAGATGAGCGAGGGCGGAAAACTATTCTTTGATAAGTATCAATACTCCTACGCGCCTGAAGGCGGAGACCTTGTAATGTTCCCGTCTCAGGGGACTGGGAACCACGAAGTAACGGAGATAACTCAGCAGAGATACTCCTTGGTGTTCTGGCTAACGGACATAGAATCGATGGGAATTCCGAAATGACAGACGCGCCAACCAGTGGTAAAGCTATTCTCTATGCGCGAGTAAGTACCGCGATGCAGGTGGCTGATGGTGTTTCGTTGGATGTGCAGGAGCGCCAGATGGCAACGGCTGCTGAGTTCCACGGATTCGCTGAGTGGGAGTTGGTGCGCGAGGAGGGACGCTCGGGGAAGAGTATCTCGGGACGACCAGCGTTGCAGAGCGTTCTAAAGAGACTTGCGTCAAAAGAAGTAGACGCCCTTATCGTTACTAGAATCGATCGACTTGCTAGGTCAACAACAGACTTCTTGGACATTGTGGATAGAGCCAACAAAGAAGGTTGGCGCTTGATTATGCTGGACCTTAACCTGGATACGAGTACATACCAAGGACGCTTCGTGGTAACAGTGATGTCGGCGCTCGCGGAAATGGAGCGAGGAATTATTGCTTCGCGTCAGAAAGATGTGCATAAGGATAGACGTGACCGCGGAGTTGTATGGGGTGTGGACATGGGGCCGATGAACAAGACTCCGGAAGAAGTTAAGACTCGGATTATGCACCAGAGAACTATGAAGATGAGCTTCCGGAAGATAGCCGACGGACTTAACGCGGACGGGATACCTACGCAGAATGGTCGAGCGTGGCACCCTACGACGGTGAAGAATATAGTAGACGCCGCTACTGGACAAGAGCCTGAATAGCCTGTAACATAGATATTGCATTTCATATAAATATAAAGAAAGGTAAATGCAAAATGGAAACATCTAAGGTATTCACCCCCGCGGTAGGTAAAGACGTAAAGTTTAAAGGTGCCTCTGATTGGGGAAAGTTCTTCCACCGAGTCACTTTAAAAGACGGCCGTGATATCGGCTTCTCGGCAGATAAAGTAGCGGTAACTGATAACGGTGATTTAATTGCCATATCTAACAGTCACTACAATTCAGAGACTAAAAAATATGACCCGCTTGAGACCCCAAAAACAATAGTAGCTTTAGCAAAAGGTGAGTGGATTTGCTTCTACTCAGCCAGTGTACTTACTGGTGATCCAATCGGTATCGACTGGTTTGAAAGCACTGAACCAGCAGCTAGGTAGTTAAAAGATAACCGGGCAGTCGAATTGACTGTCCGGTTTTTCTTTGCTAGGTTTTGTATAAACGAGGCTTAGCTCAGCTGGTTAGAGCCCCGAACTCATAATTCGGTCGTCGTGGGTTCAAGTCCCACAGCCTCGACGTATAATAGTAAACGCAGTTATGAATAGAAAGAGAAGCCGATGAGCGACGACCGCGAATGGATTTACGAGAAGTGGGAAGAAATTAATGCCCGCGCTAACAAAGCTCAGACGGACCTGAATGAGGCCGAGCGAATGGCTAAACAACTGCTGGTGGACTTAGAGTTCCTGAATATCATGTTCGAGGAGGACCTCCTCTAATGAAGGAGGGGCCGGCTAAGCCGCCGCCACGTAAAGAACGTAAAGTAGTAGACGCCGTTAAGGTTGCAGGCAGGAGAGAGGCCTTCCAATACTTACACGAGCTGGGCATCATAAACTACACCAGTTGGGACGATGTCTACTTCCTGGACAAGGATGGCGTACTTCTTATATTCAAGTACGAATAGACCTTTCCGGCGTTAAGTAAAATAGAGGTATGACTAATCTACCTCCATATTTTCAGAGCAGCGTTGAACAGCAGAAGTGGGACGACGGGTTTAAAGCCGGTCTTAAAGAGAACATTTCTGACATTGCTGACATCTTAGAAGACACTACAGACGCCAACACTGCTAAGCAGCTTGAGGCGCTTCTAGTTAAAATAGACCGTCGCCTAGCCTAATATGGGTGAACTAGCGCCGGGAGACATCAATCAAGACTTGATTGGTAAAACCGTGACGCTCCATGCACCCTACTTCCCTAGCCTCCCTGAGAGAGTTAGCGGTACCGTAACCTATGTAGAGAGCTCGGAGATACCTCATATGGTGGTAATCCAAGAGCCAGGGGCCGGGACAATGAATCTTGTAGACATTGATTTATACCAAAACCGCGAAATTGAAGACTAAACCTTAGTTGACAATTAGTTGTCGGGTGCTATAGTCCGGAGAACACTTGGTTGGATACGTATAAACGATGGTTGCAGGATAAAAATATAATGCTACAGTTCGGAATCCGGTAAGCAATCAGAAGGTTATCGTATAGGATACGATGTAGATATAAGATTTGTCGCGAAGGGCAGAGTTAAATGAACGAACGTCACGTACGTAAGGTACAAAAGAACCGCCACATGACTGAAATCCAGCTAAATATTGCTGCTAACTCTGTATTTAAGAACCTATCGCATCGGGACCGCTTAAAGCTGGCAAAGATTATCTACAAGGCCGAGATGGTAGAGTTCTATATCCGCGAGAAGGATTTGAACAAGGTAAGCACTGCCTTCCAAGAAATGATTGCAAACGCCCTTAGGAACATCGATGAGGCCTTTGAAGAAGACGAAGACGGCGAAGAAGACCCTTTTAAAAAGTTTGATTAAGCTTCGGCGTGTCTAAATAATAGACGCTCCCCTATGGTAATAGACTCTCAATTGCTCGAGGTTTTCGTGATTTTCCTCCGAGCGTTTTCATGGGAGAGATACACGCCCTCACGGTTTTTAATTCCTTTCAAGCCGTGAGGGACTCTCTTCCCGTTTGTTACTCCTTTCTGTTGATACAGAAAAACCCCCCAGTTGACTGATAGGCCGGGGGGTTTTTTTTTGCTCGAAGTGAGTGTTTAGTCTAGGAACGCCCAGGTCTTAGGGCCAATGATTCCATCAACCTTTAGACCGTGCTTAGCCTGAAGCTTCTCGACTGCTTCGTGAGTTGTCTCGTCGAAGTCACCGGTAATCTTCACGTTTACCTGCTGCTGTACGAACTTAACTTCTGGGCCGATAGAACCCTTCTGGATGTAGCGACCAGGGTAGCCAGGGTTCTTAATCTCAATAACGACTGGAGCTGCGACAGTCTTAGGAGCTTCAGCTTTAGCTGCTTCCTTCTTTGCGACTAGTTCTGCATCTACCTTTGAAGCCTGTGCTTCGTTGTGCTCTGGTGCCTCTGCTACTGGGTCGGTCTCAGTTGCAACAACTGCTGCTGAAGCAATAGCCTTCTCCTTGGCAATAAGAGCCTTGAAGAAACCGATTGGTTCGATGTAGTTCTTACCATCAGCTGCCCACGTGTGGACCTTGCCTAGACGAAGCTCCCAGTGGAGGTGCTTACCTGTTGACATACCGGTGGTGCCCATCTTGCCAAGCATCTGACCAGCTTCAACTTTCTGGCCTTTCTTGACCTTGATTGAGCCGTCCTTCATGTGAGCATAAAGGGTTGTGTAGTGCTTGCCATCAATCTTGTGAAGAAGGATTACGTAGTTACCAAAGCCACCACCTGCGGCGGTTGACTTCTTAGCCTCTAGTACCTTGCCGTCGTACGGCGCTTCGATGATGCATGGTTCGTGTGGAGACCAGATGTCGGTCCCGTTGTGGTGCTTCTTTTGCTTGGTTACAGGGTGGATACGCATACCCATAAGGCTGGTTGCCTTGAAGTCCTTGCCAAGCTTTCCGTCGATTGGATATTGTGCTTTCGCCATTTTGTCCTCTTACCTTGTTTGAGCTAGTTTGTTGGTTGCTATTTCACTGCAGCGCTGGTTCTTGTATCCTCGTTGGAAGTACTGGAACTCGAGCGAAGTATGCTCCCGGGTAGCGTAATACTTCTTAGCAGCGTTGAATGCTTCGATTCTTAGTTCTTTTGTTTCAGCTTTGAGAAAGAAATACACATAGCTGAAAACGCGGGAGATTGTCTTCATGAGCCAATTTTACCAGGGTTCTGGGCCTCGTATTCGGCCATGTATGCCTTCAGGAAGGCGCTACGCTCTGAGTCAGTAAGGGTATGCCCCAGGGCACCTTCATGGCGTCCTAGGGCATAATGAGCCTCTAGCCAGAGCTGATGGCTGGTATTAGTCATCTTTTGGACGACGCAGAGGGAATGTTAGTACCCAGACTGCAAGCGTGATAAAGATAAGGTTCCCTGTTAGTTCCTTGGCTGAACCCTCTAGTACGAGCCATGCAACGGTCATACCTAGGAGTGTCCATGCTTGGCCAACGATGTCGTTAAATAGTTCCTTTAGAAACTTCTTCATGGTTTGTTCTTTCTACTTAGTGTTCTTTGCGCGGATTGCTTTTAGTGCTTCAAAGTCTTTAACCTTGGTGTCTCCCATATATCCCCATGCGTAACCACCTGCGATGAGAGCTTCGTTTACTGAGAGCTCTGCACCGTCGAGGTAAATCCAACCAAGGATGCGGCCATACTTTTCTGTTGAGTCAGGAAGCTGTGTCTTGATGACAATGGTCTTAGCTTCCTTCAACTTCTTCTTAAGAAGTTCCTTGACTTCTAGGCCGAGGACTTTCTCTTCTTTGTTGGTTGTGCGCGATTCTGGGGTATCAATCCCCGCAAGACGTACACGCTTTGTTAGTGAGATGTCGAAGCCGAGGTCAATGTCTACATCGATTGTGTCCCCGTCAACAACGGTTAGTACTGATTTAACTCTGTACTCGTACATTGTTAGTCCTGCTTTCTTGTTGGTGCTGATGCTCCGCCTGTTGGAGCTGATGGAGCTGATGGGGTTGAAGGAGTGCCTGCGTTGATAACAACTGATGCGCTCATTGCCATCTGTGCAACCTGTCCAGCAACAACGGCTGAAACAACTACCTTCTCGGAGTCTTCACGAACCTGAGGAGACATGTCAGCACCAACGTTAGACATGAAGTTAATAGCGTCAACCAAGGCAGCAGCACCAGGGATTGCTGCAAGTTCTGCCGAGATAACAATGTCATCTTGCTGTGCTGCAACATAAAGGGCGTCAAGAGCTTGCTCGTACTCTGGGCTTCCAGCTTCTGCTGTCTCAAAAGTTTCAAGGGCTGCCTCGACTAGAGCTTCAGCCTGTGCTTCTGTTAAGTCAGTTGCAACAAGTTCAGTGAGGTCAATCTTCGAGAGAAGTTCTGCGCTGATGATCTCTGGAAGATCTTCGGCCTTGATAACTTCCTTCTCTTCTTCCTCTGGCTTAGCTGATTCTTCTGGTTCCTTCGTTGGTTCTACAACAGGTTCCTCGGTAGGTTCTGGGGTAGGTTCCTGAGTAGGCTCCTCTGTTGGTTCCGGTGTTGGTTCTTCAGTAGGAGTTGGCTCTGGTGTAGGCTCAACGGTTGGTTCTGGATCTGGTATCACGACGGGAGGAACGATGATTACTGGAGGAGTAACTACTACAGGTGCTGCAACTTCTGCTGTGGCAGTAGTTGATGTTGGGGAATACAACGCAATAGTGTCGTTGTCTGCGCGAACTGTGAATGTGTAAGTCTTACCTAGACCACCAGTTGTTGAGAAGACTTCACGTGGCAAAGTAATTGATGTGGTGGTTGAAGCAACTCCCCAGCCGTTTGCGCCTTCTGTTGTCCAACTAACCGCGTAACGTTCTACTGTTGTGTTAGTTGCAACTGCTGGTTCCCAGGTGAGTGTCACTGAGCCATCTTGGTTTGAAGTGGCAGCAACATTTGTTGGAGCAGTGATAACTGGTTTGATGCTTGTTGGAACTGTGTATGTAAATGGTGGAGTAACTTCTGGGGTAGCTACGCTAAGTAGGTAGGTTGGACTTGTTCCAAGGGTTGAGTCGTAGTGCTTGTAGTTTACGAAAGCAGGAGTTGACTCGTCCCATGTGTTGCCCGTGATAAGGGCAGTAAGGGCAGTCTTCTTGCCATCGTTCATGCTGTCATCGATGTAGATTGGTGTGTTGGTGCCACGCTTAAAGGTGTTACCAGTGATGACGCGAGATGGGTATGAGAAGAAGGTTGTCCAGTTTGTTGGAATCCAAGATGAGGTGTAGACACCAATCTGGTTGCCATCGAACATGGAGTTGGTTACGCGGTGCTTGTTGATGCCCTGCATACGGAAGCCGTAACCGTTGTTCTTGAATGTAGACGAGTCAACAAGAACCGTGCGCTCGCCGTAGATACCAGCGCCGTTTGACTCAAAGAGTGTGTTGGTGATTGTGATGCGGTTGTCGTACTGAGTGTCAGCTTCAGTAGTTGTTGAAGGAGTTCCTCCGTAGTTAGAGAAGACACCATACTGTGCAATTCGTTTGAAGCTAGAAGCTGTGATGTTGATGTAGCTTGAGCCTTCCTTAGAAGATACGGCCGATCCGGTCTGGATGTCTTCGAATGAAACTCGTGTGATGTTAGCTGTTCCTCGTGCGACGAATACTGCAGAACCCTGCTGCCAGTCAGCACGCTTTGTATTCTTGATGGTTATCTCGGAGATGTTAAGGGTGGTCGATGCATTTGATACGAAGAATGCTGAGTAAGTGTTTGCACCGTCGATGCGAACTACTTGGTTAGTAGGGCCAAGGATAGTCACTGTGCTTGCGATAGCTGGAAGGTTTGAGGTAAGAGTTATTGTTCCCTCGGTCTTAATCTTGATGCGGTCGTAGATAGAACCAGATACCGCGTTAGCTTGAGTCAATGCCCAGCGGAGAGTTCCTTCAACGTACTCGTCACTTGTCGAGGTAACTTCCAACGAGTCTGGTGGAAGAACGATTGCTGCGAGCGCTGCGGCGATAACTTCCTTCGAAGCAAGTGCATTGGTGATGGCTGTCTGAGTTGCAAGCAATGCTGCATCGTATGCTGCTTGTTCGGAAGTTACGAGCGCTTCAAGTGCTGCCGTCGTGCTGGCATCGCGTGCTGTATTGTAGGTTGACTCTGCTAGTGAAAGAGTTGCAACGGCTGCGTTGTATGTGTTGGCAGCTGGTGTGTATGTAGTTAGGATGCTGTCAAGTGCTGCTTGCTTGTCTAGGTAAGTCTGGTAAAGAGTTGCGTTGAACACCTGCGAGGTAAATACAAAGTTGTCCATGTAGTAGTAATCCCAGTTTGACGGGATTGTGATGGACTGGATGTACTTACCTGAAGGGGCTGTGATTGCCTGAGTAAGTGTGTAGATGGTTGATTGGTTTGCTTCGTATACTCCGTTAGGCGCTAAGAAGGATCCAGTCGAACCGTCGGTGTATGTGACCGCTACAGTCATGTTTCCATTAAGTGCACCCGTTGCGAACTGGAAGAACGTGGTGGCTGTTCTGTTTGGTGGAACAATGACAAGCGAACCTGATGGGCTGTAAGCCTTGATAGAACCACCAGACATGTAAGTACCTGAGAACTCGTTGTTAGTGATCGAGTAGCCTGCGTTGTCACTGGTTGAAAGTGGGGTCGAGCCGTTTACCAAGAACTGTGCTGTGGTGTTCTGGACGCGGTTGGTGAAGGTTTCAGTGACTGTGCCACCCTGTGCAGTCGCTTGGTAGTCAGCGTAGGCTGTGTTGCGTTCTGCTAGGGCTGTGGTGTAAGAAGCGTGGAGCGGGGTATAAGTGGCAACGGCTGTGTCATAAGCAGCGCGAGCAACGTCGACCGAAACGGCAGTAGTTGAGATAACGGTTGGCTGATTTGCTAGATTTGCCTGTGCTGTTGCAAGGTCAGTGGTGTCCTGGTTAAGAGTGGCAACTGCACTACCAAGTACAGAAACGTCTGCTGTAAATGCTGTGAGGGCATCTGAAGCAGGGGTTAGTTCTGAGATAAGGGCTGGAGCGTATGTCTGATAGTGAAGCTGGTATTGGTTGTACTGGGCTGTGTATGCCGCTAGGTTGCCCTGTAGGGCTGTTAGCTGTTGCTGTGGGGTAAGTGGGTCAGCGAAGGCTGAAGACGCGCTAAAGACTGGCATTACTGCTAGTGAGATAGCGACGTAAAGACGAGTAAGCTTGCGTGATTTAAAGTTAAACAATGGGGGCTTCCTTTAGAGATGCCCTCTCCCTCCCTCTATTTTACAGGATTTTTTGGTACTTGACATTAATCAAAATTGATACTAATGTTGTGGTACAGTTTCAAAAACTATGGAAGGAAACAACATGGCAAAGACAAATCCACTTATCGAAATGGCTGAAGAGTTTGCAGATGAGATGCTAGCCTGTGGTCACGATGACGTTACTGTGCTGGATATCTTGGACGTATTAGCAAGTACAGGGCTAACCCTCGTATCGGCTGAAGGTGCGCGAGATGCATACGTAGAAGCACTTGGAGTAAAGGTAGTTAGTTAATGGAGATTTCATTCGTACTTGACTGGACGTCGTTCTGGATTGGTGCTGTGGCAACAGTAGTGGTTGGCTTTATTGGGCTGGTCGCTATTGCCGCTGTTCAATATCGTAGACAGAAGCGTGGCGGAATCAGACTTAAGTAGTCTTTAGAAAAAAGAAAGGCCGTCCTTCGGGGCGGCTTTTTCTTTATAGTTCGTGGTAGTAGGTTTCTTCTTCTTCGTCTGGGCCCCATGCGTAAAGACGGGCTGTCTGAAGAAGGTCAACCGCTTCGCCTGTAAGACGTTCAACCGCTAGCAAAAGGTCAGCCTTAAGTTCTGGGTCAGTAGGATACTCGACTTCTAGATGCGCTTCCTGAATGGCATAGGTGCATAACTCGATGCGGTCGAGTGCCCTGCGAAGTGGGTCGCGTGTATCTGTAGTAGCCATGCGTCAATTGTAAATGTTTGTTGGTTAGGTTATTTGGGTTGCTAAACAATCGTATGTGTGATTATATTGTTACCTAACTTCGAACGAAGACTGCTCTCCACTATGTTCATAAATAAGATTATAAAAAGTGGAAAGCATAAACCTTATAAATAAAGGGATGCGTGGCTGTTCTCCAGTGCTCTGCATAAGCTATATGTAAAGCAACTTCGAACGAAGCGTTCGTTGGAAGTTATTTGATGTGTTTTTGGTGCGTTCGAACGGATTTAGGGGGATTATTTGTGGATAACTCTAAATGGGTGGTGTTCGTTAGAAGTGGTGAGTAGGATAGTAATCGCCATATCGTTAGTTTCATTAAGTGAAAGATAGTTTACGTTTAATGAAAACTAGCATGGTTGGCGGCGGAGATGCAAAAATAGACGCCCTTATAAATAAAGGGATGTAGAGGTGCTAGTGTAGCATAGTGAAAGGGAAAGGTAGCAGGGTAATTGGAAAGGTTCAAGAAAGGGTATTAGCAGAAATGATGGACGTCGTTATGAAAAAATCTGCTAATAGAAGAGGCAGGTTATTAGCAGAAAATGAGAGCGTAGGAAAAAAATCCTTGCTAATACCTAACTTAAATATATACTTATAGAGTTAGTAGATTAATAGTTTGGTTCGCATATGAAGCTTCCCTTCTTAGGTAGGCAGAATATAGGTCTACTAACAGTATAAATGTATAAGTCATATTTAAGTCAGATTTAAGTGGTATGATTTTAGTGAACTTGACAAATGAAAATACAAGAAAATGGAGATTGAAATGTCAAATATTGGAGACTTCTTAGACGTGAGTTCGGAAGAGGCTGAAGAGGCAAAATTGATTGCTTCTAAACAGACTGCTTTGAAGGATGGACGAGTTTGTATCTGTGGACACTCAAGCAAAAGACACGAGATGAATGTGCGTGGAGTTTGGCAGTGCAGTGCTAACCGTGGCAGTTGTATGTGTAAAGAGAACCGACCAGTTATCAAAGTTGATAATGCTCGTATCTTCTTGAGACGAACTGTGGGTGGTGGAGCATTGCACGCTTTGGCTCAAGGGATGGCAGATGCTTTAACTCCTAAGACCAAGAAGGATAGAAATGGCGATGACGTTGATGTGCCAGCTCAGAACATCGAATGGTTGATTGAACTTAAGTGTGATGCCTGTGGCAAAGATGCTGAGAAGTTGATTCCTGTTTGTATCAATGAGAACGGAACAATCATGGACCACTCAACGGCTAAGAGTTTGTTGATTTGTCGTAGCTGTCGCGAGAGCGTTTAATGTCTAGCCTGTGTGGCTGGTGCAACGATGGTATACACAAGAGTTGTAAAAAATCAATTAAGCACTATGACAACATTTGGTACTGCAAGTGTGAGCAGTGCTACGAAGAACCTAAGGAAGTAGAGGCAGAAGATGAAGCCACACTATGATGTGCTGATTGCTACACCTGGAAAGATGATTCACGCTGAGTATGTGGAGAGTTTGTTTGCTACCCTTGCTTGGCTATCTGAGCAGGGTAAGACCTACAAGTTTCTAAACAAGCAGAGTTCATTCGTTCCAAGTGCTAGGGAGCTAACGGCCACTAATACTTACTCTCACAATTGGGATACCAAGGAAGTGGGAAGTGGGGAGTTCACCTATGGGTCTATCTTCTGGATTGATAGTGACATCTCGTGGGATGTGGATGACTTCAAAGCAATCCTTGAATCTCCGTTTGATGTAACCTCCGGTGTGTATCAGACTCACCCTAACGGAACGGTTGCTATGGCAATGGCAGATGATGACGGTAAGCCTCGAAAGGTAAACAAGTCAGAGTTCATGCTCTGGTTCGACCACTTTGAAGTACTAGGAGTTGGGTTCGGCTTCGTGGCTATGAAGTCTGGTGTCTTTGAGGCCATACCTAGACCTTGGTTTGGAATTGACAAAATCCGATGGGAGGGCTATGATTTTTATACCAACGTTGGAGAAGACTACTCATGGTGTAACCACGCCAGAGATGCAGGCTATAGAATCATGGTCGACCCTAATGTGAAAGTACTACACCACAAGGAAGCGATATATCAAATATGATGAAGGAAGAAGCAGGGCGTAAGATTGAGGCCCACATTGCTATGCTTGTCGATTACGACGTGCTCAATGCGCAGGTTGCCGACACGCTGACTGAATACATCTGGAGTTTTATCAACGGCATTGATACAGTTGTCGATGTCGATCAACTAGAAGAAATATGGAAGAAGGATGAAGATGGGAATCTTTAACACAATTCGCAAGGCTCTACGTAAGGGCAAAGCACTACCTAACGAGCACGGACCGATCTATGCTTTCAAGGATGCAGAAGCTGCAAAGCCAGCAAAGGTTTCAGTCAAGATTGTGAAAGCAACCACTGACGACAAGCCAACAACTATCCCTAGCGAATACGCTAAGGCAGTAGTTGCGAAGCAGAAGGCAGCAACTAAGGCAAAGCCTTCAAAGGATTCAGAGAACAAGAAGGCTCCAGCAAAGAAGGCTCCTGTTAAGAAAGCTCCGGCTAAGAAGGCAACTCCTAAGAAGGGCAAGTAATGTCTGAGACCACACTAAAGGTACTAGAATACAAAGCCCTAAGTGCAGGTAGCGAAGAAGGTCTAACCAATCAGGTAAATAACTGGCTATCCGCAGACCAGGGTTGGACTACAGTAGGCGGAGTCGTTATTGCACCGTACGGTGAAGATTACGGTGGCGGAGAGTTCCTTTACGCACAGGCGATGATAAGACTGTCCGAATAAGTTACTACTAAAGAATAAGACCTTGGATTTGCGTCCAGGGTCTTTTTTCTTTATACTGGCGACATGGAATTACTATCTGCTAGAAAAGTTGCTAAGGCCCTCGGGGTAGATGTGGCTATGGTCCACTATTGGACTAAGAAGGGTCGCCTAACTAGATATCAGCCAGACCTGACAAAGAAGCGTTTCTTCTATGACATCGAAGAAGTGAGAGCAGTCCAAGGTCGAACCATGTATGACGGGGTGCCCGATAACTTCATAACAAGAAAAGAAGCAGCAGACTATCTTTGGGTGCAGGCTCCTCAGATTGGATACTACACACGGCGAGGTTATCTAACCAAACACTACATCCTCGGAAACGACTACAACTATATGCTAGATGAAGCAGAAGTCAAGAATGTACCAAAGATACTTCAGGACATTGAAATGCGTCGAATTGCCAATCTTAAGAAATTAGGCGATAAGATGAACCTGCATGGTGCAAACGGGAAGTACATCTCGAAGTCATAGAAGGTCCAAATGAACGAGCCGATGGTCAAGATTTTAATCGCTGCTGATTCAGTGGGGGTCACCTACAAGACGATATACAACTGGCTCGAAGACGGCTCGCTTAAGTTAGCCCATCCTGGATTTGTCTACATGAGCGATGTTCGTAGAGTCTGGATTCAGAAGCAGAACATCAAATCAGAAACCTCGAGAACGGTTAGTTCGATGTTCACCCGGGATGACCGAGGACGATTTAAACTTCTATCGGGTGGTATGAAGAACCGAACATACAAGGTTATCGACTAATTACAAGTACGGCCTGCATAGGTTCGTTGTTAATGTAAAGAGAAAAAGGTAGTCGTCTCCCTATCCACGAGCAAAAAAACTTTTCAACTAACGAAGTCTCAACTCACAGGATTTGCCATAGCGTAAAATTAATAGGACGGTGGCCTGGATTCAAGTCCTCTCCCCGGTAATCTAGGTCATCGTCACCTAAACCTAATGACGGCTTGCAACTTGTACAAAGTAGCGTATTGTAGCTTCCCTACAGCGCAACTTCCAACGGAGAGAACGATGTTCGAAATAGAAGAAGACCCGGGAGACACTCAACCGCAGGTTGATGCACCTATCGACCTCCGCCCAGATCTATCCGTCCTCGGTATTGAAGAAGTTGATAAGGGCGTTTGCCAGGACAACTACATAAACCGTGGTATATTACGGCGAGCAGGAATGTCTTGGGACCCTGTCTATTCAACAACGGGACAAACAACCGGTCTCATCTTCGCACGAAGCAAAGAGTCACGGATGGAGCGCCGCCTCCAGTCCCTCGCTGAAAAGCGTCCATTACTTCAAGTTCCAACGGACAACAACTCCGATTACATAACCGGCCTGGATCTACTTGCTGAAGAAGCAACGGACTACTTAGTTCCACCATGGGTTGTTCACTCGACCCGCCTCTACCTCAAAGAGCAAGAAGAGGGTCACACAAATCCAAAGCGTCAACCGCTAGCCCAACCGCATCGCTGCCGCCAGGTAAAAGATGACGGTATTCGTTGTATGTTGTGGAGCTCTGGACGGATCAAGGATGACGGCCTGTGCCGAATACACCTGAGATCTACGCAGCACAAAACCTCCGATGACATCGAACGGGCTCGTGCGAAGTTAGTCCAGGCAGCTCCTTACGCGGTTGACCTCCTTGAAGATCTGATGGAGAACGCGGAGTCAGAACCTGTGAAGTTGAAAGCTGCAACGGAGATCCTAGATCGAGCCGGTGTACGTGGTGGTATTGAGATCGACTCGACGGTTGTTCTTGACGCCCGTCCAGCGGCGAGCATCATTGCGGATCGACTTGACAGATTGGCACAAGGTGCTATAAATACCGCAGCACGTCTAGCGGAGGCCGGCCTGCATGTTGAACCGGACAAAGAGATTATTGATGCCGAGATTGTAACCGACGGTGAGAAGTTAGATCCCGCAGCTAAGCTAACTTCTAACGAATCAAACGATGATGATATAGCAGCTACAGCTGAAGGCGGCCAGGACTAACAATGAACGAAGACATTAAGCTAGCGGCCCGCATGTTGTACGAGAACATCAAAGCGGATATCGAAAACGCAAGTACACGGATCGAGCACATCCGACTAACGACGTTAGCTCAGGAAGCTCAGAATCTTTTAACGGAGATCGAGAAGTTCAACGGTGTGATAGACTCACCCCGTGAAGAAATTTAACCCAGCAGATAATCTGATTGCAACGGCCCGCAAGTATGTGGGTTATAAATCAGATCTTGGTGGGCGTAACATCTTCGGCGAGCGCGTTGGTTATGATGCGACGGTATGGTCTGGGGCATTCATTGATGTGATCGCCCGGGAGAGCGGCCTGGATTTACCAAGCTTCGTTTATAGTCCAGCTGCGCTCGCCGAATTCTTCCGCCGCGGACAACTTCGAATGAAACCGCAGCCAGGTGACATTGCCATCTTTAACTTCGCATCGATCACAACAACTAACGGATCTAACTTTGCAGCAGCACATGTCGGCCTGGTTGTAGATACCCGGGAGCTAACTTCCAACGGACGGTTCCTAACCATCGAAGGAAATGTAACCGGATCAACTTCTTACCAACAGTTCGACGGCGTGCATCAGAAGATCCGATATACGACGGAGGTCATCGCCTTCGCGCGGCCCGCTAACTTCGAACGAGGTATTCGGAAGTTTGTACGTACAGCTGCAGCGGCCAGCTTCAAACTAGTAACGGGTCTTCGTGCTAAGTTCAGCGCTGCAGATCGGATCGAGCTCAGCCAGTTAGCTGAAGCTGCATCCCAACTTCTAACGGTTGATATCAAGATGTTGCGGCCAGGTACCAAGAACAAACATGTAACCGCGGTCCAACTAGCGCTGTCCCAGGTAACCGACATCTCAGGAGCTGAAGAAGGCAAGTGGGATCAAGCTACGGCGAGCGCGTTTGCTCGCTTCCAAAGAAACATTGGACGTGTAGGATCTGCAGCTAACGGTGCCCCTGAGGTGAATTCACTGCAGCGGCTTGCACACGTAACGGGTTTGTTTGAAGTTGCAGCTAGTGCGTCAGCGAATTAAAGACGGCTTGCGCCAATACATAGCGCAGTTCAAACGAGCACCGTGGTGGGTTAAAGTCATCGCGACTATATGTCTTGCATATTTAGTCATGCCGATCGATCCATTCGATGTGCTCTTCCCATGGATGGCATTCAGTGACGATCTATTCATTGCGGGCCTGCTTCTTAAGCTTCTTCACAAGTACGGGTCCGTCCCATCTGATGAGAAGCTCACCCCGCTGCAACTTCTAACGAAGATCCTTCCACCCCGTCGTAAGAAGAACGTCGACTCGCAGCTTCGAAAGATTCGTTAGAGCTCGGCTGCCGGAAGAACTTCCAACGAACCGATGTGAAGTTTAGATCCGGCCGCCGGCAGCTAACATCAAACGAATGGTGCGACACACCGATGACAGCGGCCTGCTTGACAAATGTCACATTGCACTGCTACGGTTACAACATGGCTAATAACTATGTGAAACTCATGAAGCGCGTCGTGAAGATTGCGATTGAAAACGGGTGGGACGTCACGATGACCTCACGCGGACACTATCGCTTTGTCTCTCCCGACAAGACTCAACCGATAATCCACTTAAGCGGCACGCCCTCAGATAGCAAGACTTACATCTGTGGCATGGCTCAACTAAGACGGCACGGCCTGCCAGTTCCTAACCGATGATTTGACAACGGCCTGCTCTACACTTAACCTAAAAATGACGACCGAAAGGAAGGGAACCATGCCTACTAAGAAGAAGAAGAAGACCTACAACACACGGAGCATCGTTTCACTAGCAATCAACGTTGACAGCGTCAACGACAGAGAACCGCTGACCAAGTCAGAAATCAAACGGCGTGCGCTTGAGATGTTCATGTGGGAGATGAAGAATCACCCAGACACGTTCAAGAAGTACATAACCGTCACGGTCATTGACGACAAGTACGTCTAGAGATAAACGGCAAGCCCTCTGCTAAGCAGGGGGTTTTTGTCTACGGCGAGCGCTTCTCCAATCACTATCTACAGAACGGGTTATGCTAACCGTATGAGAAACATAGAACTCCACGTGATGGAAAACAATGCAGATGTTGGTGACGGTATAACCTCAGGGTTACTCGAGATAGAGGAGCTTGACGGTGCCGAATGTGCAGCATGTGCTGAAGAGGTGGGGCACATCGCAGGGACGTTCTTTCCTTACGCAGTAGCGCTGGACGAAGAGTCCCAATGGTTGGTGTGCACCGAATGCGCTAGTGATGTTCTTGAGACCTCTCCGATAGACGAAGGACCTTTCGAATACTTCACCAAAGACGCCGACGACTAGTATTCATTTTTTATCAAAACACCTCCGACACGATTTGTATTTGACATAGGATTCGTGTAAAGTTCCGAGTAAGTAATCAAACTGAAAAGGACGAAAATGCACGTATGTCAAATCATGCTTATTGAGGCGTCAAGCCCACAAGAAGCATTTCACGATGTCTGGTCTCTCATTGGCGACAGCACAGACGCAAACTGGTCAGACTGGAACAACACAGAGCCAAGTTCTATGAACTTCGCTGGACGCTGGTCTGGTTGTGTGTTTGGCGAAGTCAACGACGAGGGCGAGTTCATGAGGGTTGACACCAACCCAAATCACTTGTGCTATTCAGATGACCCTGCGCTCGCAGAAACAGTAATCACTCACTACTTAGAGGAACGAATCGCTACGATTCGCAAATACCAGCGTGAGGCGATTGACCTATCTACTTATGCGTATGACCCATACACAGACAAGTTGGACATGCCTCTATACATGACCCACAAGTTGGCACAACTTCTGGACGACAAGTGGACTCCAGACACAGGTATCTATGACTTGATGAACTGGACTGGAAACTTGCGCTACTTCTTAGAGCGAGTAAAGAACAACCCAGACAAGCAGTTCCTAATCCCAGTAGATTTTCACTTCTAAGACACGCCAAAAAATAAATCACGAATGGACTTGACAACTTCGAACGAATCATGCTAAGTTCGACTTGTTGGAAAAATCCAGCACACCAAATAGATAAGGACGAGAATCATGGATTCAGAATCACTAGGAACTTTTGGGGAACTATCTCCAGAAGTAGCAGGGGCAGTTGCGCTCGCCGAGATGAGCAACAAGCCAAAGGTAATGGGAATGGGTATCTACCTAGAGTTCCCAAAGGACGAGGGTAAATCAACTACACAGGTTCTAATTACTCCACAGGGAAAGAACGAAAAGGGAGAAGTCGTGGACATGGCAGTTATCTCTCGCACAGTTTCAGACTGGTCTCCAAGAAAGCAGTGGAGAGTGAACATGGTTCGACCAAGCGCACCAGCAGAGACACTAAGTTCAGACGATAAGGCGTTGGACATGGCAGGTCAGGTCGAGCGTTTTGTAAAGCGTCAAATGATGTATGGACTTACAAGTCTGCGTGGCGCACGACCAATCGTTTTCGAAATGACAGATGTGGACTTCACAGATGTTCGTTCATGGAAAGCACCTGCGAGCGCACTTCGCAGAATCCAGAAAGCACGAGTGGCAGTTGGATTCCCAGAAAAACTATTCGAAACACCAGCAACACCAACACCAACTATTTAGTCAGAAAAGGACGGAAAAATTATGACTACTACAATCACAACACCAGCACCAGAGCCAACTATTGACGACTTGTTCCCAGACTTGTCTGCGCTTGTTTATGGCGTAGCAGTTCAGGACTTGGACGCAACAAAAGTTCCAGCAGGTCTTAGTTCACTTATGCCAGCCAGCGCACGAGCAAATGTTCGTGCTAAAGTTGGAACTGGAACTCCAAAGGCAAAGGTAAACAAAGTGGTAAATGTTGGCGCATTAGAGGGCGTGGAAAAATACGCACGACCAAATGGTCAGGACTACTACTCTCGCACTTGGGGCGAACACACAGACATTGAGGTTCTGCGTAAAGCACGAGGCGCAGGTCAGTATGTTCTACTTTATGGCGCACCAGGAACAGGAAAAACAGCCTGCGTTGAGGGTGCGTTCCCAGACGAACTTTACACAGTTCTTGGTTCTGGCGACACAGAACTTTCAGACTTCATTGGTGGTTATGTTCAGACCCCAAGTGGCAACTTCGAATGGGTGGACGGCGCATTGGTGAAATCTGCCGAGCAGGGAAAAGTTTTGCTCATTGACGAAATTGGTTTGATTGACCCGAAAGTTCTATCTGCGGTTTATGGACTTATGGACGGCAGAAAAGAAATCACAATCACACAGAATCCAGAGCGAGGCACAGTCAAAGCAAAGGACGGATTTTTCGTCATTGGTGCGACCAACCCGAACGCACCTGGAGTTCGACTTTCAGAGGCACTTCTATCTCGTTTCTCAATTCAGGTAGAAATGACGACAGACTGGGCATTGGCAAAGAAGTTGGGAGTTCCTGCGACAGCAGTTTCAGCCTCACAGAACTTGGCAAAGAAACAGGCGAACGGCGAAACTTCATGGTCTCCACAGTTCCGAGAGTTGCTTGCGTTCCGAGACCTAAGCGAATTGTTTGGTTCGAAGTGGGCAGTCCAGAACTTGCTTGCCAGCGCACCAGAAATTGACAGAAGTGTCGTGGCAGATGTATTCACACGAGTTTTCGGTGAGGCAGTTCTGCCAGCGAAAATCTAGCAATTCCGTCCTGCTAGAAATTGGCAGGGAACACGATTCGAAAATGAACTTGCGTTCCCTGCCAAATCTGGTAAGGTTGGATTAGCAACAAATCAAGAGACAACGAAAGGACGAAATCATGTCTCACTTTTCACGACTAGCAACACGCACCAGCACCACACCTAAAGAGTGGCTACGCACTTGTTCAGAGATTGGACAAGTTGTGAACGCATGGTCAGGCAGAAATGACTTGGCAGTTTACGCAGGTGAGGACGCAGTATCAGGCGAGGCAATCGCCGCATTTTATCACCAGACAGCAGAAGTAGAAATCAACCTGCCAAAGGCGTTCGGAAAAGCAACGACCCCAGAAATGGTTGGCGACTTTTCAGACAGAGACACGCAATACGACTTCGCAGAGGCGACTGGCGTTATCTATCACGAGGCACTTCACGCTCGCTATTCGAACTGGGATTACGACCTGCTAGAAAAAGCAGACGAAAAAGTTGGCACAACTTTTATGTTGCTAGAGGAATCACGAATCGAACGCAGGGGCGTTATTGAGATTCCACAGAATCAGTTGTTCTTACGAGCGTCAGGTCTGAACTTGGCACTAGAGGGATTGGACGAGGAATCAGTTTCCATGTTGTCTGATGTTCGTGCTTGCGCTCGTGTATCTGCGTTGGCACTAGCACGAGTAGACGCAGGTGTTCTAAAACTTTCAGATGTTCGTTCGACATACGACAAGGTTGTCGAAGTTCTTGGCGCAGACTTGTTCGGAAAGTTGCGAGCAATCTGGGTAGAGTTCCAGACACTTTCAGTCGCACAGATTGAGCGTGGAATTGCGCTCGCCGAAAAGTGGAATGACTTGCTAAAAGAGGCAGACCCAGAGGGCGAACAGCCTAGCGCAGGTGAGATGTCAAAGATGATTCAGGAACTTATGGAATCACTTGGCGAGGATTCAGAGGGAACTTCTATGTCAGTCTCTATGGACTTGGGCGACCAGCAGACCAAAGAGGAAATGGACAAAGACGCAAAGACACGAGCGAGCGAAAGCAAGCGTCAGAACGAATCACGCAAAGACGCACAGGAAATCTTTTCTCGTTCGACTGGTTCGAATGGCACAGACTCTAATTCGTCTCTAATGGAACAGCGCAACCCAACTGGACACGAGCGAGCAAGCGCAGTCAAGATTGGTCAGATGTTGGAAAAGGCAAAGTATCGTGAGCGTTCTGAAACTGTTGTGAAATCTCACGCACCAGCAGGGAAACTAAAATCACGAGTTCTGATTCAGAACAAGGCGTTAGAATCCAAAGGCGTTCGTGAACTTGCGCCAGCGTGGAGACACAAGACACGCAAGCACACAGACGACCCAACACTCTCTATCGGAATCATGGTGGACATTAGTGGCTCTATGAGTTCGGCTATGGAATCTATGGCAACGACAGCGTGGGTTCTCGGTGAGGCAGGGCGCAGGATTCAGGCTCGGACGGCTATGGTCTACTTCGGTTCAGATGTTTTCCCAACTCTCAAAGTTGGACAGAAGTTGGACAAGGTTTCGGTTTACTCCGCACCAGACGGAACGGAAAAGTTTGGCAAGGCGTTCCGAGCATTGGACGGCGCACTTGACTTGACTTACGGCACAGGCGTTCGCTTGCTCGTGATTGTATCGGACGGACACTTCACAGGCACAGAGAGCGAGAACGCAAAACAGACGGCTCGCCTTTGTAAAGAGAACGGCGTGGCGGTGTTGTGGATTACGCCGAAAGAATGTATGGGCAGTCAAGGCTCGTATCTGCTAGGTGGATACGGCGAGGTTCTTGACAAAATGGAAACAGGCGAGATTGCGTTTGCGATTGGAAAGTCTGCGTCCAGCGCACTTGCGAAAGCGAGCGTGTAGAGGGAGACAGAGTTCGCTAACGGATTGGAGTTTGTTCGTCCTTTCGCCAGCCGTTAGCGAATAGAGATACCCGATAGCCCCAAGCGGGTTGTCGGGTTTTTTCTCGCTCGTTTGATTTACAAAATGCCATGCCACTTCTAACGGAGTGCCTGGTGATTCGTTCGAAGTTCTCCGCTACTTTTTTTCGCCGAGTATTCATTTTTTATCCGCGAAAAAGAAAAGAGAAACTTCCGACGAGTCGCTTGTATTTTTTATCGAATCTGGTAATGTAGACCTCGTAAGAACTTTCCACGAAAGGGGAACGAAATGGACGAACTAGATTCAATGGAACTCGGCTCGCACGAAATCGCTTGTATGTCATTGGCGATTCTCGGCGTGATGATTGAGGACTACTGCCAGAATGGCTACTGCGACCCAGTGATGTATAAGTCAATCGAACTGGCAGAGCGACTAGCTAAGAAGTTGGGCGAGCCTGAACTGGCAACACGATTGGCAACTGCCAAGATGTTCGCAGGCGAAACTGTAAACGAGATAATCGAACACAACGAACTAGATGTAGATAAGAGGGCGTGGTCATAATGCCGAACTGGGTTTACAACAACATAACTGCTAGTGGCACGAAAGAGGACTTGCTTGCGTTTCACGCAAAGGCGAGCAAGTTATCACCAAACGGAATTGCGGGGGACGGCTCGCTCACTTACAAGGATTCGGACGCACAAGCAATCTCGTTCTGGAACTTTGTAGAGCCGAGCAACAAGACGGCATACTATGAGGCGGCTCACGGCACAAAGCCAGAGGGCTACGAGGCGTGGACACCAGAGGAAAAAATGACATACGACTTGTCGTTCAAGACGGACGGCTGGTATGACTGGAATGTTCGTGAGTGGGGGACGAAGTGGGACGCTTGCGACGCTAACCTTGACGACAACACCGACGACGAGAATCCAAATCTCTACTATGCGTTCAATACGGCGTGGTCAATACCCGAACCGATTTACAACGCAATAGTTGACCAGCACCCAGAACTAAGTTTTCAGTTCTACGCCGAAGAAGAACAGGGCTGGGGTGCTGAATACGAATCAACAAAAGGCGAGGACGGCTTGCCTGCGTTAGTGCTTACTACGGAGTGGGACATTCCAGATAGCCACGCCGACTATGTGAACCGAGGTCGTGAATGTAATTGCGAACACGACGACGACGAGGACTACTGGTATGACGACTGCCCTCGTAAGGCGAAAGACTTCGTTGTGATTGTCGAACGGAGATACATTGTGAAAGCAGAATCCGCTGAGAAAGCGTGGGAGATTACCCAAGACACTTTGGACGAACTCACGCCAGAGGATTCCGATTCGTTCAGAGTTGTGGACGAAAACACAGGGGAACACTTGTTCCCAATTTACGAGGAGAGCGAGGCGTAAGCCTCGTTTTTCTTTTCTCCCCAGTATTCATTTTTTATCACGAAAAAAGATTTTCACGACACGCCCAGCACGATTTGTAAATGTCAGTCGAAAAGGGTAATGTTGTTCTTGTAAGCCCAATGAAACTTTATGAAAGGAAATCAAATGGCTAACACCACAAAGATTGCTAAGGCAATCACAATCACCAGCACCACACAGGACAACCTAGTTGTCTTGACACCAAAGATTCAGCGACAGGTAAAAGTGTTGCGAGAATCACGCAACATCATCAAGCAGGCAAAGCCTCTAGAGGAAACTTCTCGCAAGGCGATTCTTGACTTCGTGGGGAACATCACACAGAAAACTATTGGAACAGACGCAAAGGGAACACGACTAATCAAAGTTAGCGTGGTCGAAACATCAGAATCGTTTGACTGGAAAGGTCTGGAAAAGGACGACCCAGAACTTTACACGATTCTAAAAAAGAAATACACAATCGCAAAGGGTTCGGGAACACCAAGCCTGCGACTGGACATAATCTAAAAAGTCCAGAGAGAAATGTCAGCGACCCCCTCGCTGGCATTTTTTCTTTTCTGGCTGGTATTCATTTTTTATCACGCCTTCGCAACTTCACACGAAATACGACACGAAACTTGCTAACACGATAATTAGGAACTATGGTTGAGGTATGAAACTACAAGACGCTATTGGCGAAACTATTAGAGAACTAAGACACGAGAAGCAGATGACTCTGCGAACTTTGAGTGCGTTGTCCTTTGTTTCACTTGGACACCTGTCAGAGGTAGAGCGAAGTGTGAAACTCGCAACACCAGAACTTTTGGAATGTATTGCTTTTGGGTTGGAGATGCCGACTTGGAAATTCCTAATGGAAGTTGCTATCAAGATGAGCGTAGACGAGGGCGTAGCAATACCAGACGACCTAACTGAACTACTAGAAAAGGAAATTATCTAATGAGTGAACTACAATTCAGCAGAACTGTTTTTTACAATGGCAGAGAAGTTATCACAGCGTCAGAGTTTTCTACTCTCATAAGGAGTTATCCTGGCTATGTCGTGATAATGAAAAGGGCGACCACACCAGAGTTCCCCGCGCTCGCCGTAAAAAAGGGCAGGCGAGAATACTACTACTTTGACGATTTGATGGAGTGGTATGAGGAGTTCCTGAAACACAAAGCCGAACAGGTAAAAAAATACGAGAAGAATTTTGACAGAGTAAAAGAAGTCAATAAACTCAAGCAAGGAACAAACAGAGAAAGTCGTCAGGCTTTGTTAGACGCAATTAGAAGTAAGGGCGAGTAATGGACATCGAAAGATTGTTAGAACACGAGGGGCACTCCCTCACGATTGCGACATACGGCAAGGGTGATGTTGTATACAATGTATCGCTAGAGTGTGCGGATTGTAGCGAAGTAGTTTGGGACGAGGAGTTAGATGATGAGTAGTCTGGACCGAGATTTGATGATGCCCGACGAACCGCAAAACAAATGCACCTGCCGAGCGACATCACTTGACGAATGTATTTGCGACTACGACCCGAACTACGGCGAGCCTAAGAAGTTTGCGTTCGACTTGGTTCTCCACATCAACGAGTTCGAAGCGGCGAGCATAGAAGAAGCAGAGAAAATTCTCAACGGATACATAGACAGGCTTGCTCAAGTAGAGGACGCTGTAATCCAATGGGATTCGCTAGACCTAACGGAGGTCGATACAAGACTTGCCTAAGACGGAACCAGAATGCGCGCCGAGTCCGTTGCGTTTCTAGAACAAGAAACGGACTTACTAATCTTAGGGAAACCGACTGAACTCAGTCGCTAAACTACAAAACGGACACAGGATAAAACCGAAATACGCAACCTGAGAGATGATGTGGACTTGTCCACGATTCCGTTAGGGGAGCCAAGTACGTTGGAACTGATGTCCGTTTTGACTTTCTCGGACGGTATTCATTTTTTATCACACTTGCGGCGTGGCTTTTGACTTGACGGCTTGCTTGGGGTAATGTTGTGGTTGAGGTAAACGAAAAGCCTCAGAGGGAAAAGGATTATGGCAGAGAACTTGACAGTATCGGGCTTGGTAGCAACTACGCCACGACACTTGATTACGGCAGACGGCTTGCCGATTACTTCGTTCCGCTTGGCTAGTAGCAACCGCCGATTCGATAGAACTGCGGGCAAGTGGGTAGACGGAGAAACTAACTGGTATACGATTACTTCGTTTCGCCAGTTGGCTATCAACTGTGCTGGTTCGGTGAACAAGGGCGACCGCATACTCGTTCAGGGTGTCTTGCGTGTTCGTGATTGGGATAATGGCGAGCGAGCAGGAACTTCTGTGGAACTTGAGGCAGAGGCGATTGGACACGACTTGACTTGGGGAACTTCGAACTTCACACGAACAGTCTTGGTTCGTGATTTAGAGCCAGAGCCAGAAATGGTTTAGGGAAACGGCGCGCTACGGCTCGCCTTTTCTCACCGCCGACTGGTATTCATTTTTTATCAGACACGGCACGGCTCGATTTGCGAACGGCGTGGATTGGGTGTAATGTAGATTTTGTAGACGGCAAGGGGTCGCTACGGAAAGGGGACAGAGATGTCAGAGAACAAAGGGTCGTGCTACGACTGCGAGGTAGAACTAACGGACGAGAACACCGTAGACTTTGGTGGGTTTGACGGTGGTAATTACCTAGCCTCAAGAACTTATGGGGGCGGCGTGGATAAAGACCCATTTACAAAGTGCGATTCGTGTTTCGAAGCGGACATTGACCGACACTTGGACAACCAGTAATGAGTGGCGTGTCTATGCGTGGGTCAGGTATTGACGGCGTGGATTACACAGCCGTTTTCTACTGCGACAACTGCCACAGAGAAACGGTGCTTGACGGGTCTACTAATGACGAACGGACTGTCGCCTATGCGACTTGCCGTTGTGGTCGTGAAATGGAAACGGACATTCCAGAACCAGAAGCCGAGTATGAGCCAGAGGATTATTTGGAATAAAAAGAAGTCGCTTACCTTATCCCCCTTTGGTAAGCGATAGAGATAAACGGAACACCCCCCTTAGTTCCTTTCTCCGAGAAGCCCGAACCTTGTGTTCGGGTTTTTTGTTTGGCGGAGGTGGTATTCATTTTTTATCTATGATTTGACGAACGCAAGAATTATTCGTTAGAAGTTAGTAGAATGTAAGTAGTTGGAGATTCCAACTGAAAGGGGAGTTATGAAGTTTTATTTTCGTAGGGCGTTGTTTGCTCTAATCACCTTGCCAGCAGTTGTGTTGGCATACGCCCTAGTTTATTTTGGGCTAGGCGTTGTTGTTGATAGTGGTTCAGTTGGGGCGTTTGTTTCAGCAGTTCCAAGCGTTGCGATTGGATACACGATTCTTGTCGTAATGTTTCCACAGGTATCAAAACTAATCGAAAAGGTTGTGGCGTAATGGTCGAATTTATTTTGGGCGTGGCAGTCGCTATGGTCGTAGGTGGAGTAATACTTTTGATTTGGACAATGCGTCAGCAGGGTCTAATCACCAGCAAGCCACGCTATCGCCGAAAGGGATAACACGAACGCTCTCGCAAGAGGGCGTTTTCCTTTAGAGAGGGTAGTATTCATTTTTTATCACAGAACACGACACGACTGGCGCTCGCCGAATGTTGTTGGTAAGTTTGATTTGTTGGCGAAGTTCAGTAGCCAGAAAGGGGCAACAAAAGTGTTTGATACACAGGTGAAGTATCCAGAGGTTCACGTTCGTCTAGTTGGCGAAGATGGCAACGCGTTCGCGATTATGGCACGAGTTTCCAGCGCGCTAAAAGAGGCAGGCGTTCCACAGGCAGAGATTGACAAGTATTACGAAGAATCTACAAGTGGCGATTACGATAACTTGCTACAAACAGCGACACGATGGGTTCAGGTGGTGTAATGGGTAGCCCAAGTTTTATTCAGATTACGAGTAAAGATTTTCAAGCACCGATTACCCTTTATGGGCACTGGTCAAGAAAAGATAATTTAGAAGCTGTCAAGACTGTCTTAGCACGAACAGATAGAATTGGCGACCCTAGTTATTTGGTGGCACAGATTTTCTATGAGTTTGCTATTGCGTTAGGTAAATACGATGGCTCGTTTTCTTTCGGGATTGACGCTTTTGGACACGATGTAGAAAAGGCTGGCGATGTTGCGACTGTCTACGTAAATGCCGATACTGGCGTCTACACGTATAAAGGCGCTGAATACGATGAATTTGAGCCAGAACACCACGAGCCAATGGCACGTTTAGTAAAGGGTAATCAACTAAAGACACCAATTAGTTTTAGTTAGTCGAGAACACTCCTAACTAAAATGCTAGGGAATACCCCCTATCCCCTAGCGAGAAAACGACACCTGCCCCCTCGGGTGTCGTTTTTCTTTACCCAGAGTAGTATTCATTTTTTATCGCAATTTTAAAAACACGACGCTTGGATTTGGAAATGTCAGTTGCCGGCATTAGACTACAAGGGTAGTCAGTTCAAGAAGCCAGAGGGGATTCGCTGATTACAGATTCTCTAGCTGAGAATCAGAGAGGGGCAGGCACTATGTCTACCACCATTACCAATGGAATCGAGCAGGTCAGTTTTGACCTAGAAGATTCAGAGTGCGCAACTGCGTCAGTTTCGATTGAGACTGGCAACGCCGGCAAAGGCTGGGCTAAGAGTTCGACAGAGTTTTTCCTATCTGCCGACGCCGAGGAGCGTAAGGTGTGGGTGAACATTCGAACACACACTTACATTCGAATTGCCGGCGAGGGCCCGCTAAATGTCAATAACGACATTGCGTCACACAGATTCACAGAGGCAGAGGCACGAGCCTTACTTGCGACGCTAGTTCACGAGTTAGCCAAACTCGACTAGGCGAAAGGGAGCCCCCTCGAAAGAGGGGGTTTCTCCTTACCCCCAGTGGTATTCATTTTTTATCGCGGCGGGGAACAACACACGACGATTCGTTCGAAGTTGGAGTTTTCTACAGTCGATGGTAAAATTACTGAGTAGTCAAAAGGCTGCGTAAAGATTAGTAAGGGGAAGTAAATGGGCAGAATGTATGCCGAGGGCATTATCGAGTCAAGTTTGACACTGGAGCAACAATTGGACTGGCACCTGCGGGGTAATCACTATCCACCGGTTCCGGCGTCAATGATTCCAGTGTGCCGAGATGTAATCGTTCACCTCAATGCCGGAGGCGATGTTAATCAACACTTTAAGTTGCCGAAGCCTGCCACGTGGCGTGGAGAAGTTTCGGCACCGGCTTGGGCAATTGCTGAAGGTCATCACCTTGAGTCGTGGATAGACAACGACGATGAGTAGATTACACCGGACTGCAGTCGAGATGTCAGACTTGGAGATTATGGAAGAAGTTTCGAAAATGTTTAATCGTTCGAAGTTCATAACAGAGAATTCGTACGAAGTTTCATGCCGGCAATGCGACAAGGTGATTACCTTGGACGAACAGCAACACCGGCACTACGAAAACAACAACCTTAATGGGTTCGGGTTCACACTGCCTAAGTGTGCCGAATGCTGGGGAATTAGTTAACACCAGCGAAAAGTCCGTAATCGAAAGGTTGCGGACTTTTTAGCTATTAGGGTGGTATTCATTTTTTATCTCAAAATGCGCCGCGAGTGGAAAATTATTGACGCTTGGGGTATGCTTGTCTTATCAAGCAAAAGGGGCGACGAAAAGAAGTAAGCGCTCAGAGGGGACACCAATGAAAATTGGCCAGTTAGTTTCAGTCCACGGCGAATTAGGCCGTATCGCGCAACTCTATGTTGAAGGCAACAAGGTTGCAGTTCGTATGCGCAACACCCGCGACGTATGGGTCGTTCGCGAATCTTCAATTCAGAAGGTGGAGGAGGCATAATGCGTTGCGAATTATGCAAAGTAGAAGGCACCAACCTTTGCGTGCCTTGCGAGAATGTTGGCTGGAAGTTGGCTGGCGTGAGTTTGGAGGAGGCATAATGGCAATTTACAGCGACAAGTATTTTGTAAAGGGCAACATTCCAGTTGCGCCCCTAGTGGTCGAGGAAACTGATTATCACGGAAACTTAGTGGATACACGCTCGTATGTTGGCGACCTAGAGGGGACTTTTATTCTTACCCTCGCTACTGATTCATTCCGCGACTCGCGAACATACAGCAACTTCCGCGACGCTATGAAAATGTCTAATGGCTACTGGGCGCGACAAGCAATTTGGCACCAAACACCCGCGGGGCGCAAGCGCGTAATTTGCTGGGCGTAGAAAGTAAAAAGTTATCCTGCCGAAAGGTAGGGTAATTTTTTTTGTCCAGCGTGGTATTCATTTTTTATCTTACTTTCAAGAACCACACGGCGGCCGGGGAAAATAAATGTTAAAATTTATTTGTAATCGAAAGAGGGGAGGACCAAATGGTCCTAGTTAAAAAGTTCATTGTTGGACGAAAGTTCGACTTGTTGAAGAATCACGGAATGTTGGATGCACACGTCCTTTACGTAGTCAACATCGGAGGACGCGAGAAGAATTCCAAAATGTTTGCTTGGTCAGACGATGGTGAAGGATTCTTCTTCTACCCATCCATGGCAGCGTTCCGGGAAGCCGGCCACCTGTAAAAGTTCACACGAAGAATTCCCGGGAGAAAGTTCCTGGGAATTTTTTTTGCCAGGCGCCTTTTTCTAGTATTCATTTTTTATCTGTCTTAGGAAAAAATCCCGGGCGTGTCGTGGCATAATTTGTGTCGCCCTGGAATTTCGGCTACAGTTAGAACTGTAGTCAGGAAGCAGATAGCGGAGGGCTACAGAGGGGAAAAGAGCCCATGGCTATTTTCAAAGATGGTTCAACTATCGAGAATGGAACTTTTGGTGGCGAGACTGCGATGGACGTGTTCCGATTGATTCACGCTAAGTCATTCTTGAAACTAGAAATTGACACGGAACTTCGTATGAAGATGAGCCGTGCGGGGACAGCGCTACAACTGGCTGAAAACATTTCAGGCCTAACCTTCGGACGCGGTATCAAGGGACGCGAGAAGGCGCTGGAGTGGGTCGAGAACGAACTCGCCAGGATAGAGGTCGAGGAACGCCTGGACTAAGTTTCACCAGGAAACCCCCGGGAACTCCCCGGGGGTTTTCCACACCCTGTGGACAACCCTGTGGATAAAGTTATTCACATGTGGATAAGTCTGTGGATAACTTTTGGGGGTCCAGTATTCATTTTTTGTCAAGGGTTTGATTAATTTTGGCGAACTGGTAAACTCTAAGTAGTCGAAAACGTTTCGACAAGAAGGGGGCCTCAAATGGCTTACGCATTATCCGTAGCACCAGACTATGAGTTCGAAGAGATGGGCACAGACCTAGCAGAGATGCAGGGCGTCGTCGGTGGGTTGATTGAACCAATTGACCTAACACCATCGCTAACTATGTGGGTCAATGAAGAATTTATTTTCATGCCTCAACTGGAACTCAACCCACTAGCCTCAGCGTTCTTTCAACTCATGGCTGGCGGTAATTACGCCATACACGGCAATGTCGTCTTTACAGGTGGCGCTGATGAAAATGGAAACCTCAAGGACTTGAGTAGTGAAGACGCTAGCCAAATAAAACTGGCTGCCTCCGAGGCATACGCCAAATTCAAAGCGTAAACAAAAAACAAAGGTTGGGCTTCGGCCCAATTTTTGTTTGCGGAGTCGAGTATTCATTTTTTATCTTGGTATCCGAAACGACACGGCTTGGATTAGGTTTTGACACTAGGTAAGACTATGCTTGTATTAGCAAGCAAAGATGACTTGTTGAACCAAAGCAGTATCTAACAGAAGGGGGATTAGTCGAATGGCTAATTCAGTAGTTATCGCAAAGACAAACAAGGCTGTAGAAGGCGTTGAGTTGTCATCAAAGGCAGTAAAGGCTCTAGCAACATTCAACAAGGCTAAAGAGGCAGAGGCTAAGGCTAAGGCTCTAAAGTCAAAGGCAGAGGCTATTCTGCGTGAGGCTCTAGGTGAGGCTAAGGCTGGAATTGTTGAAGGCGTAGTTGCCGTTCGTGTTGTATCAAGCCACAACACCTCATTCGATAGGGAACTAATGAAAGAGGCGTTTAGAGAGGCATACGACGCAACCCTGCGAACCACCGAATACGATTACCTAAGAACTCTCTAAGGGATAGGCAAAGCCCCGCTTCGGCGGGGTTTTGTTTTGCCCTAACCCAGTATTCATTTTTTATCAGATGTCAAAACAAATACCAAAAAATGTCAGTAGCGAATGCGAGAATGGAATTATGAATAATTCAAATACAACACGGGTAGTTGCTAACAATGACAACTACCTAGAACTACTGAGCATCATGAGCCCGTTCGTGGTTCTTGCACACGCGTGCAACATCGCTAGTCGCCTTCGCGACATTCGCTATTACGTGGATGGCGACGATTTATACTGGATGGAAAAGCCCCACAAGTTTCCTGAATTCTGGGTTGCCGCTATCAACGGAACTTTAGAAGAAAACGATTTCGAAGAAGAAGAAGAGTAGGGGGCGCGCATGTCTGAACTAGTTAGCCCGCGGCTACTTGTCTCGCGCTTGTCTGCGGAACTTTTTATTGACGCGTATCTTCTGATGGAAGATGAAGAACTTGTGGCGATGGTTCAAAGGGGCGCGTCATACGAAGAACTAAAAGACTACGCGGATAACGCCTACTAGATTGAAACCCCTGCCTTCGGGCGGGGGTTTACTAGCTATCAGGGGCGTATTCATTTTTTATCAGAGATTCGAAAACACACGGCGAAATCTTGCGTAATGTCAGAGGGCGGGACTAGACTAGCCGTAGGCTAGCCAAAGGGGCTGGCAGATAGGGGCAACAAAATGGCAGGCAACAAAGTCTGGCTTCACTGCTACAACTGCGGTGAGCAATTTTTGACCGTTGTGGGTTATTCTTATTCATCAAAGCAACTCTGCGAGGGTTGCCGTAAAGGGGCTACAAAATGAATCGCTACGAACTACGCAAGTTCAACGCTAAAAAAGCACGAGGGCTTATTGGGAGCAAGAGCGCCCTATCTACGGCGCTAGGGCTAAACAAAGGAACGCTTGACGCTTATGCGTTCCGCCACCCAGAATCGTTTCCTAAGCCTGCCTATGTTGTTGAAACCTCAACGGGCGGGGTTCGTATGCTTTACAACAAGAGCGAGGTTGTTGCGTTCCTAGAGGCACACAAGGGCGTGCGTAGAACTAAGCGTGCCGTTCCTAAAAATGCTGGCGTATCTAAATACACCGATTTCCTACAAAGATTAGAGGCGAAATAATGCGGGGCTGGTTTTTAGTTCAACACAAGTTTTGGGCGTGGGTTTCGGACACGGCGTATCGCCTATTCAACCACGCAAGTTATGAGGCTTACACCGCCCGCAAGCGAGCAACCAAGTGAGGGCTTACAAAGAGTTCGCCATAGTTGCGTGGGGACTGTGTGCGGGGCTGGGTTTCGTGTGGCTGTTTAGTTTTGCCATTGGCAATTCGCCCGTGGCTGGCTGGGTGTCTTTCGTTCTTGCGTGCGGGGCTGGTTGGTTGGGCTGGAAACTAGACCGCTCGTAAAAAAATCCCTCGGGGTATTCATTTTTTATCTGAGTGTTTACGAACACCGGTGATAACACGGCGTTGATTGTTAGACTGTTCCTACAGTCGTCCAAGGCTTCTTCGGAATTGTCCGGTCGCACCTGTTCGTTCCTTCGTAATTTCATAGGCTCAAATTTTCCCCCTCTAGGGTTTTCCCTAGGGGGCATTCGTATTTTCTTTTAGGGGAGGCTGGCAACCATAACTGCCGGAATAGGGGTGATTTTTATGATTCATTATCCAACTGATTACTGGTGCGGCAGCGTGCTAGTGTCCGTGGACAACCAGAAAGCCACCAAGGTTTCTGTTTGGGTCGACGGTGAGGCAACACCACGCAAGAAGTTTGCGGGGGATGACGCTTACAATGACGCTATGGACTTCGCTATGGAGTTGTCCGAGAGCGTCGGCGATGAGTTTGAAATGCCTACTGCTGAGTCTGTAGCAATCTCTCTAGGAGGGGCTACATTCGACACAGAGTATTAGCCACTTTGAGCCTATGAAATTCGTTGGAACTATTTTTTTTTATTCCTGCGGCAGTATTCATTTTTTATCCGAGGTCGCCCGAGCACACGGCGCGAGCTGCGCGCTTCGATAGACTTGGGGCTATGCCCCGAGATTCGGGGTCGCTTTTGAAGGGGGTCATCATGACTACTGCAACATCCGTATCACCTGCAACACTCAACGCGACCGCGCACAAGTTGGCCGCGATGTTCACTGAAAACACGGGGCGCTCGATGCTCGACTCGGGTGGCGCTTATGGGCGCGCTTGGGAGCGCAACCAAGGGCTAACCGTTGGCGACTTCTTAGCCCGTCCCGAGGTCACCGTTGAGCCTGACGGTGAACTTACCGTTGACATGTTCAACTTCTTGAATGAGCGCCTAACGTACGAACCTCGACTCGATGGGGCTTGGGCGGCTTTTGACGCTGAGCACCCCGAATTGTCATGGAGCGAGTCGCTGAATGAGTGGCTTGATTCAATCGGAGTCCCGTCCGAAGGTGATGGCGACTTCTACTCGGACGCTCGATGGGACTTCAACACTTACAACTTCGATGGATGTCTGTTGAATGGGACGTTCCAAGGTGTGAAGTTCGGACTCGATGGCGCTGAGTATCTCGCGCTACAGATTCACGGCGGGTGTGATGTTCGCGGCGGGTATACCAAGCCCGTAATCTTCACGGGTGACATGGAGATGGCAATCATGGATGTAAGTTCTGCATTCATGAAGTGCCCCGAGTCCGAGTGTGAATTCTATGCTTCATACTCACACGGCCAGATTGACGCCTACCTGCCAGACTCGGACGCTAGGCCAGACATGCTGATTGAAGTCTCAGTGCCTACCGTGATGCCCGAAGAGTGGCACTTCGGGAATGGGTGCCCACTGCACAAGGTGCCGCTGATTTAGTAAGCCCCCTACAAAGTTCCCGCCCTTCGGGGCGGGTTCTGCGTTGCGGTGCGGGTATTCATTTTTTATCCGAGGTTGTAGCAAACACGGCAAAAGTTTGGCAGCTCGATTAGACTTGGAGTATCAAGTCAAGGTGGCTTGGTGGATAGGGGTTCAGATGTCAAAGCGCAACAATCGTGCGGGATGGGCTTTAGCGGCTCTAGCGGTATCAGCTTTTATGTTGGCAGACTTTGTTGGCTACGGCAGCGACAAGGGCTACAACACCGAACTAGCCCTAGGGGCTAGCTCAATCTTTGCGGCGATTAGCATTGGGCTATTCGCTTGGAACGTAGCAACTTACAAGAATCAAGGGAGGTAATTCTATGGCTAGGTCAGGTCACCTAAGTTGCGCCAAGTGCGGCGTGAATGATGGCACGAACTTTGTTTGGGTAGGCGGTTCTATGGGGTGCGTGAATTGCGACAAGTTCGCAACCTGCACTCACGAATCTCCGGAGGACTTTGGAGCGAGTCAGGTTAGCGACGGGGTTTTGGTTCACCCGTGCGCCGATTGTGGAACCGTGATGGCGTGGCAGGTGTCTGCGGCGTAATTTCAAAATCGTTGCCCCGTGATTCGTTGCGGGGCAACTTTTTTACCTTGGTGCGGGTATTCATTTTTTATCTGACTTCTAACTAAACACGGTGAAACTTTGGGTCATCGAGTAAGCTAGTAATAGCTAGCAAGTAGCTAGCAGATAAGGGGTTCAAAATGTTCGGTCAATTCACTGGTTTCACTGGTTCTACCACCACCGTTTTCGAGGCTTTCATGGAGAACGAAGGTGAGTTCGTTCTTACCGCGTCAGTGGATGGCGTGGAGACTAGCCGCGTGGTCCTGCCAGAAGGTTTTGCTCTAGCTCTAGCGGACTTGTTTGACCGCGATGCGGCTACTGCCTCAACGCTTGCTCTAGCGGCCCTATCCCGCTAGCAGCATCAAGTAAGCCCCCACTTCGGTGGGGGTTTTCTTTTTGCCGTGATGCTCTACGCGGCCCTACAAGCTTGTGCGGATAGGTTCTACAGGATTGCTCCCAGTATCCTGAGCTAGCCCGTCACGGCCCCTGGGACTAGCCCTAGAGTCTGTATTGGCTAGCAACCCTAGGGAGCTAAGTAATTGGTCTATAGCCCAGTGAAGGCCCCTAGGGGTCTCTAGGGACTCTTTAGGTCTCTATAAAGGTGATTCTTTAGGAGTGACTAGATAGCCCTTGTATGACTCAAGCTTGAGCTCAGTGAGTGTGCTTAGGCCCAGGAGACTAATGGCTAGTTAGTTGCTAGTTGGGTTAGCTACTAGTGCTCATCAAGCTCAAGGGTGATTGACTACTAGAGACTCTTGGTTAGTAGTTGTCTCTTTGCTTGTCTAGCTATCTATCTTTGTCTGTTTGTTTCTTTGTTGATAGTTGTTTGTCTTTTCTCTTGCTCTTTCTATTTTTTGTATGTCTCTTATTAAGTTTGAAAACAAAAAAGCTATAGACCCCCTGGGGTCATTTTAGGAAACAATTTCGACGCGTCCCAGAATCAACAACTGCCGTCTCGCACCCCAAAAGCATTTCAACGTCAATCTTACCCTATACCCCCCTTTATGCAAATTCCTCCCATCCTGAAGACCCCCTCTTTTAAAAATGGCTCTCCACAAATTTTCAAAAAATTCCTCCTCTACTTACCATAGGAGCCAAGATTATTCAAGATAATGGACGCCCCTACCGATCCCTATGCTATGATTAGCGCATGGACCAATTCATTTTTGTTTTTTATATTTTGTTTTTTGTCACGTATGTTGTAGCAACTACCTCGTTACTCATCTATGCAAGCGTTCTACGTGACCGCCTCATCAAGGTAGAGGCCGAGGCTAAAGAACACCGCAACCAACTCTGCTCCCACGCTCACGGGAATGAGAGCACGCACAAGAGCGATCCGCTTACTCCGTTGCTCGGAGTAGTAACCCCTAGGGACCAATGATGGAAATCTTTTTAACTTTACTTGCAATTTTTAGTGTATCCGTTATAGTCTTATTTGGATTCGCGTGGCTAGCAGTAGTCCTAGCGTTTCTTGAACCGGACGTCCACGGCGACCTACTACTAGATGGAGAAGATTTTGACAATAAAGCTAAGGGTAGCCTCGGCCGATGATTTAAGGGACACTCTCCCTGTTAGTGGCGTCTTTGATATGAACGACTGCGTAGTTGTAATTGACTGCCCGCTCGACGCTCAAGCTGACGAAGTCCGAAAGATGGTCGCCATCCTAGAGTCTGTAATTCATGTTGTAGACGTAAAGGTAACCGGGACCGTAGACAACGACGGATTAGAATACCTAGTCAAAATAACCGAGGTCCCTGTAGAGGTGGCTGAAGGTAAAAAACCAAGACGTTCAAAATTCTAGTTGACAGCGAAAACTTAACCTAGTACACTCATAACGACAATAAGACGAAAGGATTGACATGACAGCTACTGAAAGCATTTACGTCAAGAAAAACCAGCAGCTTCCCGACTACATCACCGAAGCGTTTAAAGAAACAGCTTCCGATGAAGATCGCAATAATCTAATCTCTGCACTACGCAAAGCGGACTGGACCCTAGAGGCAATCTCTACAGCGTCTAAGCTAACCCGCGAGCGCGTTCGTCAGATCGCAGCTGCACACCAGGACACAGGACTCTCACTCACCGTTGAGATCCCAGAACCTCCACTTAAGCCGGAGCGTCCTAAGCCAATCTACATTGAACCAACTCCTGCAACTCTCGAGCGTCTACTAGAACTCCAGCCTTATGCACAGCAGGTACGTTCAAATGGAAAGAAGTACCGTGAGGAAGCTGAGGAGTATACCAAGCTGCTCAATTATGCGCACACTGTGGAAGGTGTGACGCTATACCGCTTAGCCAAGCGTCTCGGCGTAACTCACGGTGCGCTACGTTTCCGTCTTGTACGCTACGGCTACAAGAAACCAGTTACAGCAACCTCAAAGGTCTACACCCCGATTCTTAAGGAGAACCGCCTGTGATTATTAAACCAAAAGGCGATGCCAGGATTTATGAAGGCAAGAAGATTTCTTTTGGACCAGACACCGACGACGTTATCCAGCTAGAGCTTCCAAAAATTGTTACTCGCTCTGTTGACTACGAAGACCTAGGGTTCAAAGCCGATTACACGTTTACCTTTGATGGACGAAACTTGAAGCTTGACTCTATGACTGTTTTTGAGGTGACTACAGAAGAGGGTCTTTCTACTAGAGCGCTTACTCAGCTTAGAATTCCAGAAGTTATGCAGGGGATTGTCTACGAATACAATCCAATTCTTTCAGCCACCGTAAAACGAGGTGAAAAGACTGCAGGAGTTCTTGCTCAGATTTACTGGGCAGAGTTTGTATGCAACGGATCACCACGCAGAGCAGTTATGGACCACATGGGGTGGTCACGCACAAACGCCAACTATCACTTGACCAAGCTTTCTAAGGCAGGTCTAATCCCAGCAGACCGCGACCGCAATCGCGTAACTAAGTAAGGAATTTATTATGTTTAGCCCAGTACTATTTTCAATCGGAATTGTTACAGCAACCGATCCAGATGTTGACCTAGCAAAACTTCGCGACGCCCTTAGCGCCGTTACCACTCCGTCTGATTCAGGATTCATCATCGACCCAGAGGTAGTTGCGTTTGCCAATCGCCACCCTGACCCAGCTAAGGATATCCTTGTTGAAGTGCAGGCTCTTACTGAAGAGGCTCGCACCAGAGGACTTGAACTAGTTACCACTTTAGTTCTGGAGACTACCGGATCTAGCTTTATGTGGGATGACGTTACTGAAGCAGCTCTTGCCTATCACCTAGAACTTAGAAACTCGGATGGCAAAACTGAACTAGTCGGAGGCTAGCTCTGTGAGCGTTGTTCGGTTTTATCAGTCGTACGAGAAGATAGAGCTACTGCACGAACCACCATCGCCCGCCTCTAGGAATGTACCCGAGTGGTACAAGAGCCAGAACTCGGCAATGGGGGAGTTTGGTAGCACCATCAAACGTTGCATGCCAGTCTTTGATGCTATGACCCTAGGTTATACGTTGACCCTACCTTGCGACATTCACGTAGACGCCACTAACCCGGACAAGCTTGAATACTTTATTGCTCCTAACCCACTTAAGGAACTAGAGGGCGAAGTTTTTGCTAGCCACCTAAAAGAGCAGTACTCAAGCTACCCGATTGATACCGGCGTCTATCACAAAGATCTGATTCGCATCCACCCGCTATATTCTGTTGGCACCGAGAAGGGTTACAGCTGCCTATTTACTCAGCCAGTGCACAGTGACCCAACTCCGCTAGAGGTTTTCTCTGCAGTTATTGACACGGACAGATTTATCTCTGACGGCCACTTTTCTTTTACCGTTAAGAAAGGCTTCCGTGGACTTATCAAGCAGGGTACACCCCTAGTTCAGGTAATCCCGTTCAAGCGCGAAGCATTCACCTCGGAGGTGGTTCCTTTCGAAGTAGCCGAGCAAAAGCTAATCGATCAGGGCATAAGAATCTCTAGCTCTTTTATAAACCGCTATAAGAATAAGTTCCGAGTCAAAAAAGAGTACAAGTAGAAAAATGCCAGAAGATTTATTCGAAATGTACGGCAGAGAGTTTCAGCAGGAAGCGTTCGGCGCACTAGTTGCTGCCCGTGTTAATGACATTCTTTCTGGAAACGCAAGGGCGTTAAATATAAGACCTGCCGACGGAACAAGCCACACCGTTGCCGAGAAAACACTAATCTTTGCAGACACGGTAGCACGGGTTGTCTGCGCAAATTTAATTAACTAAGACCTCTACGCAAGCGAGGCTTTTCTTTTAGGGTAGTATAAATCTATGGGTAAAAGCATTATGGAAATTCTCTCCGGACTATCCGAGGAGGAGCGTAGTGCTGCGCTCGAGGGTGTAGACCCCGAACAATTACTTTGGGACTGGTCCGTCTGGGGACGTCCAGAGCAACAGGCTCCCGAGGGCGACTGGAACATCTGGCTTGTACTTGCAGGCCGTGGTTTCGGTAAGACTCGTCTAGCCTCAGAGTGGGTTCGCGAACAAGCGAAATACACCACCGACGGCCAACGCCGTTTCGCACTTGTTGCCCGTACCGCAGCTGACGTACGTGACGTTATCGTTGAAGGTGAGTCCGGCATCATGAATGTCACGCCTCCTTCTGAGAAACCTCTATACGAGCCTTCCAAAAGAAGGTTGACTTGGCCTAACGGAAATACAGCCACACTCTTTACAGCGGATGAGCCTGACTCGCTTCGTGGTCCGCAGTTCACTCACGCGTGGGGCGATGAGATTGCAGCTTGGCGTCAAACCCCCGATGCCGCGGGTATGACCGCGTTCGACAACTTACGTGTTGGTACTCGTCTTGGTGCAAAGCCAAAGATTCTTGTCACCACCACTCCGAAGCGCACTCCGCTTCTCTACAAACTTATTGAAGAGCAAAAGACTGGTCGCGTTGCGATTACTCGTGGTTCAACCATGGACAACGCTGGTAACTTGTCTGGCGCTTATATGGACACAATGCTCGGCGTATACGAGGGAACCTCTCTTGCACGCCAGGAGCTCTATGGTGAAATGCTTGAAGCCATGGAAGGAGCAATGTGGACAGAGGAGATGATCGAGGCTGGACGTGAAAGCATCTACCCTTTCTCAACTCCCCTTAGAATTATCGGTGTAGATCCTTCCGTTGCCGAAAACCCGAGAGATGAGTGTGGAATTGTTGTTGTTGCGTCTTCAGCTGAAGGTGATCTTTACAAACGTAATGCGTGGGTTCTTGAAGACGCTTCGGTACTTGGTTCGCCTACCGTTTGGGCTCAAAAAGTTGTCGAGATGGCTCGCAAATGGGGCTGTCCGGTTGTCGCCGAGGTTAATCAGGGCGGTGCAATGGTACGCAACGCGATCAACACCATCGACCCCACAATTAAAGTACTTGAAGTCCACTCCAAACAAGGAAAACAGCTCCGAGCAGAGCCGATCTCTCTGGCTTACGAGCAGCAGCGAGTTCATCACGTCGGCTATCTTGCGGATTTGGAATCGCAAATGATTTCTTGGGTGCCTGGAGAGGGTAAATCGCCTGACCGCATCGATGCACTCGTTCACGCACTCACTGCGCTCCTAATTAAGCCTCCAGCAGGCTTTTCCGGTGGAAAACTACGTGCAAAGAGCATGGGAGACCGTAAAATTGGTCTTCCGGGCATGAATAGGGGCTCTACCAACCGCGGTGGCACCTTCCGAGTCCGATGAAAATAGTAAAAGACGTCTTTCCAGCCCACTTGGCAGTCGTTCCAGCCGGTTTTTTGGACGATGTCTATGATTTGAAGTCTGCTCCAGCTACTGAAGGCGCTTACTACCTTGCAACCACTCGTGTAATAGTCACAGAAGACACCGTCATCGTTGCGCAAGACTCTCCCGAGGGTGCAAAAATTGTTTTTCAAGAAAAATACGAGGTATTTTTGACCGAAGGCGAGTTTAGGGTTGTAACTCTAAGCGGAAAGATGCTAGCCTTCAAGAAAGACACCAACTGCGGCTGCGGTTCTCGCCTTCGAAGCTGGAATCCGTACAAAACGCTTAACTCTATAAAGGATTAAAATGACATCAGTGCAAGAAATCTCAGTTTTCTATTACATCATCTTCACCTTAGCCTCTTACCGACTGACTAGACTGTTAGTTGTTGACGTAATCTTTGAGCCACTACGCGAAAAGGTGTGGAAGAAGTTTCCGCCATCGACAAAGGTCGGCTACGTGTTCACTTGCATGTGGTGCATGAGCATTTGGGCCACTCTTTCATTGATTTTGCTTGCCTTAGTAGTACCGCCACTTGCATATGTGGTATCATTAGTGTTGTCTATCTCAGCAATTGTTGGGGTTATCGCAGCACGTCTCGACTAACAGGGAGACCCCTTGGGAATTTTCAAACGTACCCCGAAGAGTAACCAGCCGACTACACGTCAGGCTGGGCTTCGCGCTTCTGCTGCTCGTAACGCAACCCCGATTGCTCCTGGAATAACTGTAGATTCATTCGGAATCGTTCGCGCAGAAGCAGTTGCATTTAACGCTCCACGTCCGCTAACTGCAGCCGCGGCTCAGTTGAAGATGAACGATGTAAATGAAGCCGAACAATTTAAAGCTCGTCGTCGTTCTGCTGCCGGATCTTGGCAGACAGAGGCGTGGGAATACTACGATGCCATTGGAGAAGTAAAATATGCGTTCAATCTTGTTGCGTCTGTGGTATCTCGCATCCGCCTTTACGCGGCTGTTGTAGATGACCCGGCCGAAGCGCCAATCCCAATCGACAAATCAGCCAGCGTTGATCCAGATCTAGCTTCTGCAGCGCAGCGTGCGCTAGATCGTCTTGACTCTGCATACGGAGGCCAAGCTGGTCTTCTAAAAGATGCTGCTCTTAACTTGCAGGTCACCGGAGAGTGCTACCTGATCCAAGTTCCAGAGCGTATCGGCTCGGGACTTCCAGAATCGTGGGACATCCGATCAGTTGATGAACTTCAAGTTGATCAAAAGGGTAACTACATAATTAACCCAGTGCGCGACGTTGGCGGAGGCTCCTCTATGGGCGCATCCAAGTCCGCGATCCGTCTTCCGAAAGATGCGTTCATCGGACGTATGTGGAAGGCACACCCTCGCTACTCAATGGAGTCAGATTCTTCACTACGCGGTCTTCTTGATCTTTGTGCTGAGCTTCTACTTCTAAACCGCACTTTCCGTGCAACTGCACGTTCACGCTTGAACGCTGGTGCTCTTTACTTGCCAGATGGTTTGAGCGTTGCAGCGTCTCCGGACCCAGACTACCCATACGACGAAGACGGCGAATTCAACGAGCAGTACAACACTGAAGAAGCGGCTGACGACTTCGAAGATCAACTGATCGACGCGATGACCACTCCGATTAAGGACGAGGACTCTGCTTCTGCAGTTGTTCCGCTAATCATTCGTGGTCCCGCAGAGCTTGGTGACAAGATCAAGCAGTTCAAGTTCGAGCGTTCATTCGACGACAGCCTTGTTTCTCGTGCTGATCGAGTACTAGAGCGCATCATGCAAGGTCTAGACGTCCCTAAGGACGTTGTGACGGGCCTAGCAAACGTTAAGTACTCTAACGCTCTTCAGATCGATGAAGCCCTGTACAAGGCGCACATCGAGCCTCTGATGCTTCTTATTGCTGACGCACTAACTGTTGTCTACCTACGCCCATACCTAATCTCGGTTGGATACTCAGAGGTCGAAGTAAAGCGTATCCACATTTGGTACGACCCGTCTCAGGTTGCTACTCGTAACGACCGCGCTGCAGATGCAGACAACGGTTTTGACAAGATGGCCGTATCGTTTGACACATGGAGACGTGCTCACGGGTTCTCGGACCAGGATGCCCCAACCCCAACAGAGCTCGCTATGCGACTTGTAGTGAACAAGGGCGCAATTACTCCAGAGCTAACCGAAAACCTTCTTGCCGCAGTCGCGCCTGACATTATGAAACTAATCAAGGGCATGGACCAGGCTGCTGCCGTAGGCCCAATTCCGCCAGAGATCGATCAGTTGCTTAGTGGAGAAGTTCCGGCCGCAGGTGAATCAACTGAACCAATCGCACCAACAGCAGCTCCTCCCGTACCGCTAGCAGAGCCAGAGGCATAAAATGGAAGACTATTCAACACCTACCCCTAAAGAGGCTACTGCAGCCGAACTAGGCATGAAGTTGGCACATACCCTGTCTGATGTAGTTACTGCTAAGTTTCTAGCACACGGATACCACTGGAATGTAATGGGCCCAGACTTTAGTCAGCTACATGCTTTCTATGCAGCTATCTACGAAGACATCGACGGCTCAATTGACCCTATTGCAGAGAATATTCTAAAGCTCGGCTACGACGCTCCATACCTGATGCAGGACTTCCAGGAGTTGAGCTGCATCCATGAGGAGCGTATTGATGGTGGCAACTCACAGGCGATGAACGCTTCTTTGCTAAAGGTCAACGAAACCCTAGTTAAGTGCTTCACTGAAGTGTTTGAGCTAGCAGATCTTCTTAATTTCCAAGACATTGCCGACTTCGCAGCTGGGCGAATTGACGCTCACGCCAAGTGGGTTTGGCAGCTAAAAGCCACTCTAGGCATCCGCTAACAAATAGCCTTCCAAAAGGTTCTGTAAACTTTTAATAGGCGTTTTTGTACGCTAACCTTATCTTAGTTTTTTCAGTATCAAAAGAAGGATACTCATGTCTTATCTGGACAAGTTCAAATTAGAATCTCTAGTCGCAGCACTCGGATTTAACGATGGTGCCAACAAGGGTTTCTGGAGAATCCAGCCTCGCGTCCCAGCCCGCCGAGAAGGCGCTGGTCAATGGATCGAGATGGGTGCCGAGCTTCGTGCACTACTAAAGGTTAACGGCAAACTTGTCAGCGTTATCGGACGCTCTGTTGGTTCCAACGGAACTCCAGACGGCGTTCGCGTTCTTTTCCAGGGCCTTGCTGATCAGGGTATCCCTGATAGCATCGTAGAAATTCCTACTCGTTTTCTTGACCTTGTTAGCGCGTCTATCCCGGAAGAACTTCTAAAGAAAAAAGGCATCGTTAAACCTGACGCCGTAGAAGAGATCGATCAAGACGCCCCAAACTTTGAAGACCTAGCACGTACAGAAATTACTCCGGACGATATCCGTATTGCCAACGAAGGCATCAACTCTCCAGAGGGTAAAGAGCAGGCTGCCTTTAAGGACTCTGCAGAGGGTAAAGCTATTGAAGCTGCTGAAGCCGCCGGGGAAAAATCTCCGGCTGATACTACAGCCGAAGAGCCTCAAGCGGAGCCAGAGCTCGATAGCTACCAAAAGAAGCAGGCTGCTGAAGAGCAGCGTGTTGCAGAAATCATAGACCCTATTGCCAAGGCACTACTTCCTTTTAACGAAGAAGAGGGCATATTCCAAGATGCCATAGATGCAATTGCTGACGATATCCTAACCGGCGACGAAAAACTTCAAGCTGTTGCAAACGCAATCAAGCTTCAGAAGCTTGGCGGAATTAAAGGCTCTAGAGAAAAAGCCCGCAATGCCAGTTACAAATCCCTAAAGTCCCTAGAGGCTGAAGGTGTCGACATTGGTAATATCAATCGTCTAGGCTCTACCCCTGCCGAAGACCGCGAAATTGATGGCGCACGTGCAGCATCTAAGAAAGAAAAAACAGAGGCTGCAGCGAAGAAGGCATACGAAGATGCAATTGCCGGTAATCCAGTAAGTCTAGATGGAACTATTGACTATGCATCCAAAGGCGAGCCTAAAGCTATTGTCAAGCCTGTCGGTAAGAAGCTAAGTCTGAAGGGTCTTTCCCTCGAGCCAGGAGATATTTTTGAAGCACGCGGTGGTAAGGAATACTCCTTCATCGAGCGTGGAGAGCGTGACCGTGCTTCTGGCACTGTAGAAGTTAAGGCTAAAAACCTAAAGACTGGTAAAACCGAGACCGTTAGCGTTGACACAGATACAGCATTTCCAGTTCTTCGTCCTGATAAGAACCAGCCTGCCCCTAAGCCAGAGCCAACCCCAGAACCAGTAGCGCCTAAGGCTGCACCTGAAGCCCCTAAAGCTCCAGTAGCACCAGTGGCACCGGCAGTGCCTGCCCCTAAGGCAGACGCCCCGGTAGATCGTAAGCCAGTTGCTAAAGAAGTACCAGCTCTTCCTAAAAAAGCAGCCGCTCCTAAGGCCGAAGAATTGGCTGCACCAGAGCGCGTAGATAATGGTCAGGACATTGCATTCTCACCCCTAACCGATGAAGAGCTATACAACCGTCAGGTCGCATTCGTGGTCCCAGATGCCAATGGCAAGACCAAGAAGGCTTACAATCCAATCACTGGAAAAATGGAAGTTGCTCAGGATGCTGACGCAATTGTTACCACACTTCTACAAGACCACCCAGACGCTGTTATTAAACCTAACGGCGAGATCGTCCTTCAGCGCAAGAGTTTTACCGACGGTGCTGGCGAAGAGTGGAAACTCGAAAGCTTCGTTGTTCGTACCGACGGTGCTAACTTTATGGTTGGATACCGCCTAAACCGCGCATCAGACGGTAAAGAACTTACTTACTACAGCTACGACTACCGTGACTCCTATGCGTCTATATTTGGAAAGCCAGCTGATCCTAAGACCGGGCTTTACACCAAGAACAACGGTATTAGAAGAATTTCAGATGTTCTAACTGGTGAAAAAGAGATCCTACAGAACCAGGAATCTCCAGAATTTAAGAGCTACTTTGGAGTAGATAAGGGTGTTGAAAACCGCGCTGCATACTTCCGCGACAAGTTCCGCTCGAAGGCGACAGAAGAGTCTCTAGCAAAAGACCTAGAGAAGGCTAAAGCTGGCGGTAAGACTGACGTCATCGCTGAGGCCCAGGCGCGCTATGACATGCTGTTCGACAAGTTCGAGGGCGACATTGATCGTTTCCGCCAATGGGATACCATCCAAGAAATGCGTTTCCTAACAATCGAAGAAACTGCTAGAAAGTTCATTTCTGGCCGTCCTCGCCGATTGAACGAGAGCAAGTCAACAAAGAGCGGGGAGAACGCTAGCCAAGAAGCAAACGTTCTTCGTAGTGCAGTCCCTAGCTTGGTTGATGCGATCCTCACTCAGGACACTGCAACAATCACCGAGCACATGGTCGCGGTTCAGGGCAGAATGCCTATGCTTTCTAAGAACCCTGAAATTGCAAAACTAATGCTTGACATGATTTCAGAGGAAGTAAATGCTCGCATACCTAAGGGTAGCCGCAGAAAGCTAGCTGGTTACAAGACCGCAGCATACAACCAATGGATCGACACAACCTACACCCCAGACAATGCCAATTCAGTCCCTCACGTTGGTTCTGACGGCACGGTTATTAAGCCTGGGTACTTTGTCGAGTATGACAACTCTCAGGGCGTTAAATCTCGCGGCTACGTAGTAAGTACCAACGAGCGCGTCGCTAACCCAAGCAAGCCTAACGAGTACTTCGATACGGTTAACGTTAAGTTCCTCAATTCCGATGGCACCATCAGCCGAGCAACTGCCCGCCTATGGGCAAAGAACCTGACCACTTACGACAAGACTGGTGACAACGACCAAGCTCGTTCACAGATGACTCAGTACGCTCCTAACCCTAAGGGTGAGGATAAAATTGCTCAGCGTTTCGGTGAGGACTACCTGCAGTACAGAAGCGAAGACCCTAACCTTGGATCTGACGGTGAAGAAGGCGACGAGGCAGGATCTGACGGCAAGATTGTTGACGACTATGAAGAAGGCGACTTGCACTACAGCAAGGATGGCGAGCTTCTAGGTGAAGTTGTAGACGTCACCCCTGTTACCAACAAAAAAGGCCAGAGTGGATTTATCATCACCTACCTAGACGAGAATGGCGACCTACAGCGCGACACCGTCAAGGCTGGTGAATTCCGCGGCCCAAAACCCTAAGGGCCGAGTCGGCCCCGACCGACAAGACTCCTCAAGAAGTTGACTTCGACTTCGATGATGAGGACATTGATCTTAGCCAGGTAAAGTTTAAGTACGAAACGGCTGCAGATATTTACAAGGCTAAAGGCTACCCGGCACTAGATCCAACCACTGCAGATCAAACTGCCGGCAAAATCATAGAAGAGATGTCAGAGAAATTTTTCTTGGCATATGGCACAGACGAGCTTAGGGCGCTAGGGACTTCAGCCGCTAGCGTTAAAGCTCTTGCTGCAGAGATCCTTGACAATCCTGCCGACAAGGACAAGCGCGAAGAATACAAGTCAGCTCTTCGCAGTCTTGCCATAAAAGCAAACAACATTGCAGATGACAAGCTCCCCTATAAGTTTGCCTTCTCCCCTTCTCTAATTAAGGAAGACTCTATCCTGAGCAAGGTAGAGCTGAAGAAGCTTAACGATGAGATAAAAGACGCCACCCCCTCCCGCGACGGTGGCATGAAGGTGCCATCTGCATCTGAACTAGAGCAGATGATTAAAAACTCACCGGCACCTGCATCTACATCTGTCCCTGAGGGCTGGAAGATTCAAACGGACTGGGATGCTTATCAAGAAGAACTAGAGAAGCAAAAGCTAGACACGTGGCGTCTAGCCAGCCAAATAGGTTACGAAGACCGTCAAGTATCTGACGCTGCCGCTAGGCGTTTAATTCTAATGAAGAGCTGGGATAGGTTCCGCTTTAAGTACGATCCAGCCACATCAACTAAAATCATCTCTCCTGAAGGTACCGTACTTAAGGTGGATAGAAGGGCATCCTCAAATAAGCCAATTGCTCAGGATGTAGACATCCTCGTTACCGCCGAAACTATTGACTTGGTATTCTCCAAAATCAATATGCCAGCAAAAACTAAGTATTCTTTAGTATCAAGCGGAACTAGTCGACAAAGGCCAAATGTTCTTGGCTATGCAAATGCCGTAGCTGGGGGTCACACTATTGTTGACCGAGTCCGTAAAGCCGAGAAGAGGGACGCTTCGCAGAAGCCAAAGTTTGTTGAAAACGAGTCTTGGCACTCTACTGACACATATAAGCGCCTGGGGGACTACTTCCGCCACACCGCTGCTCATGAGCTTGGTCACGTAGTGGCCTTTGAGGTTTGGCCGAGCGAGTCTCAGATGAATCAAGAGTATGCCGCAATGCGTAAGCAGGAGATTAGCCGATACGGTAAAGAATCTGCTCACGAACACTTTGCCGAGGCGTTTGCCAAATACGTCCTTACAGGTAAGGCAACTCCGGAGTTCCTGGACCTTCTCCGTAGTAAAAACTTACTTAAGTCTCAGCAGAGCGACTAGGATAGAGATTATGACGGAAAAACCTTATCAAACAAAGATTCGAACTATCTCAGACTCATTCGACCCTAATGATCCAACCCCCGCGGAAGAGATCATCGACCTAGAACTGCTTTCCGTCTCTGAGCTCGAAAAACTAGTAGAAGATATCCCTGAAGCTGGGCTAGAGTTGTTGTACAGATCACTCACTAAATAGCTATCTCAGGCTATGATAAAATTAAACTAACTATAGTAGTATTTTAGATACAACTAGAAAGATAAAAAATGGCCGAACTTGATGTCACTTTTGACGTACATATGTTTATCAACCCTGAAACTCGGGAAGTTGATGAGATGTATGCCTACCACTCGTTTGGTATTTCCCGCCGAGAGAATGGCACCTGGGAAGCATACACGCGTGAAGACTCCAATCTAGCTGACCTTGCAAACCACATTGAATACGCTATTGACTGGGAAACCGACTACTTGGCTAACGAAGATGCTGCCGATGACGACTACGACGAGCACGCGGCTGTCCTCGCTTTTGATGCAGATACCTTAGATGAAGAAGGCGTTAAACAATACGGAACCTTGGTATACGACCCAACCAGCGACGAAGACGAAGTAAATTTCGACGACTAATAGCTTCACTCAGGAACGGTAAAATGCTAGAATACATCGGCTCTTCTGGAGACCTCTCGCTATTTAAGAGCGGTGAGTCTGGCGTTGTCGTCGACACATCGATCGACATGGTTGTAAACTATGGGTCAATCATTGACATCTCCGAAAGCACCATTTGGGTAGCTGACGGAAAAGAATTTTCTAGTGCGGTTACAGAGCTTGCACTGCAGATAGTATCTATCAACCAAGAGTCAGAGCCGGTAGTTGCTGCTGCAACCAGAATGTACACTATTCCTGGTGGCGTCCAAGCCGAAGCTAAAAAGGCTCTTGCTTGGCGCAAAGAAGAAAAGCGCGGTGGAACCCCGGTAGGCATCAACACTGCTCGCACCCTTGCAAAGGGTGGACAGATTGGCCTTGAGAAGATCCGACACATTGCTAAGTACTTCCCTCGTCACGAAGTTGACAAGCAGGGCAAGGGTTGGAAGCCTGGAACTTCTGCATTCCCATCTAACGGTCGCATCGCCTGGGCCCTTTGGGGTGGTGACGCCGCTTGGCGTTGGGCAGAGGCAATCGTAGAGCGTGAAAACAAAAAGGCAGTGACTGCTGGTGCTTACGGTTTTGTAGACAACCAACAAAAGCCTAACGAGTTTAAGATCGCTCACGAGCTAGATCTAAATATGGGTCCAGAGTTTTTGGCCCGTGTTCGCCACGATGGCACTGGAATTGATCGCCTATATAAGATTGAAATCGAAGGCGACGTTTATGTTTGGGACGACTGTGCCTGGGACTCGTTAGGTCACGTAGATGGGGACATCTATACTTACGATGCTGCTCTTGATGATGTCTACGACACTTGCGAGAAGACTCACGTAATTATTGACCCTAGCTCAGCGGTTGTCATTTCTGCGATTATGCAGAAGTACCCTTTTGAGTCAGTGCCACTAGAAGCAATCAGTGAAGAAGAGGCAATGCTTGTTGCCGATGCTCTAGGTCAAATAGACTTTGAAATCGTAGACCGAGCGATGTTTGCCGCTGCTCCCGCTCCAGGCGGTGCAATAAACCCTAATGATGGTATAGACACCCCTGCTGAAAAATCAGAGCGCTCGCAGAAGCAGGTTCGTAATGCTGTTGGCCGCTTTGCTGCCGTAGGGCAAGAAGTTGCTGTTGGTGGCGACACCGAGCGTGGTGCCGGCACTATCGTTAAGGTTGATTCCAAAAATGGACTCGCTGATGTCAAGCTAAGAAGCGGAAGAGTCATCACCGTCGGCATTCAGTACACTAAGCCACTTGCTGCCCAAAACACCAGAGGTAACGCAGTTCGTGTCTCCAATAACGAGAACGCCCCCCTAGACATCTCGGGCATCTTAGGTGAGCCTCGTACTCCTATTAACCAACCTAAGGCTCATTTGCCAGGCACCCTGCCTCCGCTAACGGATGACCGCCTAAAGGATCTACTCAACAACTTCCCTAAGTACGTTGAGGATATGCGTAACTCCTACAAGCCATCAAGCGCTGCCGACAAGGCTCGCGTTCAGAAGCAATGGGGAGTAAAGAAGTTTGCTAGCGAGAACGCTATTCTTGCTTCGGGCGATGCAGATAAGCCGATGAACCCGACCACATCGGATGTAAAGCCTAAATACCTAGCAATTGTCCTACCTACTGACCCTCAGGCAGTTATGGATCTAGTTGCCATCACCCCTGCAACTGCAACTGACCCTTCGCCAAGAACGTTTAAACGTAAAGAC